GTTATAGTTATTGAGAAGCGTTTCAAATGCACGTCTACGTTTAGCAGAAGCTTGGTTTGTGAGATTTTTGACGGCAGCATTCTTATTAGCCTTGGCAGCTGTGTTCGCTTCTAAAAGAGCCTTCGCCTTATTGTTCGCAGCCGTTGCGAGTGCCGCGTTGCGCTCCTCTTCAGCCTTTGCGAGTGCTTGAGCCTTGTTCGTCTCCGCTGCAGCGATCTTTGCTTGAGCTGCCTCAAGATTTGCTTGAGCTGCAGCTCTTTCTTCCGCCGTGTTAGCCATAGCCTGTGCCTTAGCAGCTTCTTCAGCTTCCTTCACAGCTGTAGCCTTTTCGGCAGCTGCGGCGGTGATCGCATTTTCCTTTTCACGACGAATTCTATTCATCTCTTCTCGTCGTTCATTTTCAATCTGATTGAGTCTTGCTTTTTCTGCTATCGCTTTCGCCTTAGCCGCCGCATTTATTTTATTTTCGAGAGCGAGTACCTTAGGAGCCAGTTTTACTTGAGTATTCTTTCCAAAATTATTCTTTACAACGGTTCCACGCAGATTATTCATCGTGATTGCGTTGATGTTTTTCTTGAAATTTAACCCCGCCTTAGAAGCTTTCCTCGAGAGTTCGATCTTCTTGGCGATGAGTTCGGCATTTTGGACGACGGTGACGGGCTTCTTCTTAGCTTCTTCGAGCTCTTTCATGAGCGTATTAATCTGACCCTCCAGCGTTTTCACCTTCTCCGAATTACCAGCGTTTCCAGCAGTTTCCAGTTGCTTCGTGAGCTCTTGTATCTTGGCTAACGCTGAATCCGTAGACTTCTTGTATGCATTCACCTTCTTAGATGCCGCGTTTAAGTTCTCCTTCGCTTTATTAATCTCACTTTGTTTAAGACCGATATTCTTAGTCTTATTATTCACCTTCAACATAGCCAAACGAAGAGCTTCTGTTTTCTCTTTCAGGTTTTTATTGGTCCGATCCTTCTCTATAGCCGCTCGACGACGTAACGCAGCAATTCGCATATTCATTTCACTCGCGTGTAACTTTTCTTTAGCGAGTTCCCGGCGAGCCTTAGCCGCCTCATTAGCCTTTATACGCGAATTGGTCGCACGTTTATTTAACTCAACCTCTAACACATGCTTATCACTTTGTATTTTAGTCACCTCGTTTATAGCCTGACGCTTTTCGCGTTCGACTTGGGAAATTCTATTTTGAGCCAATCCGGCTTCTCGTAAACGTAAGCGAGATTGCACCGCTCTCTGATGCGAAATCTGTCTCTGTGTATTACGTTTCATCTGCGCTAACTTTACCTCTGCATTGAGTTTAGCTGTCGAAGTGTTCGTGCTCCCTCTAAAAAGTCGACCAAAAAATCCTGGTTTCTTTTCATTGCCTTCACGACGGTTACCCTCGCGTCGATTATCCTCACGTCGGTTGCCCTCACTGAAACTCTTAATACGATCCCTGTGTCTATTACGAATCGCATTATTCACAGACTTTGGTCGCGTTTCGTTGGGTCGAGCACCGTTGCGTTGCGCACTGTTAATGTTCCGGTTCCGGTTCCGGTTCTCGTTCCGGTCCTGGTTCTCGTTCCGGTTCCGGTCCTGGTTCTCGTTCCGGTCCTGGTTCTCGTTCCGGTCCTGGTTCTCGTTCCGGTCCTGGTTCACGTTCCGGTTCTGGTTCACGTTCCGGTTCTGATTGCGAACCGTGTTGGCGAAAAGGTTAGGAGATCTGGTTGTGGAAACCATTCTCGTTCCGGGTAACAGTATAGGTTCGCGCACATTAATACTCGCCAATCGTCGACCAATAGCATCCTTTAATTCGGATATAGTCTTGTTGGTATTCACGAGACCAACCTTCTTAGCGAGTCTTTTCACGACCGCAGAAGTCACGTTGGATTTATACAGCGTTTCGTAATCCTTTTGTGTAAGTGGTGATTTAGGATCTAAAAGAAAACGCTTATCTCTCGTAAGCACGAGAGGAGGCATAGGTAAGTTCCCCTTCTCGGCCTCTCGGGTAATATCACACATTCGTTCACGGGGGACGTCGACCGTATGTCCTGTGTGAAGCTTGATGAGCTTCCTGATATTCTTGGTTTTCGCATCAGGATCACAAACGTCCATCTTGTTATAGTCACATAAAATAATATAACAAGTGGGATTACTGGTTTAAACCGTGTAAAAACATACGTAATTTATCATCATAAGACATGTTGAATTTAAAGAGGTTAAACTCACCCGTGTTCACTGGTATTGTTTTGTATTTTGATGGGTCATATGTGTTGATTCTAAAATCGAGTATACGGTTCATAAAGGCGCCTATATACTCCGTGATTGATGATATCTTTTCTATATAACGTGGTTCGTTATGTAAAATAAACGATATGATTTTATGATGTGGTTTATTAAAAAATGGTTCTAGTGGCATCACATCTTTGGTTCCACCATCTAAATACATATTCCCCTTGTATGGCTTTGTAGCGGCGATGAAAGGTATAGATATACTCATACATATAGCATCTATCACATACATATCTGGGTGTGAATCCACGGAAAAGTATTCTGTTCTTCCCCTGTTTAGATTAAACGCCGCTACGTATAATTTTTTCTTTAATTCTGAAAAGGTTGGATTGCAGCCGTACATTTCTTCTAAACCATTTCGGACAGCCTCGACGTCTATGAGTCCATAGTTTTTTAACAGTGATCGCAATTTATATTTTGCAAGCCCTTCTATATCCAAACTCAGTAACTTTTCAAATGCATCATCTAATGATACTTCCAAGGCTAAAAACATGCCTATTAAAGCGCCAGCTGATGCACCGGAGATCTCTTTGATATTTTTTAATTCATTTTCATATTTTTTTAACCGGCCCATGAAAGCAAAAAGACCCATAGACGCTGGGCCTATCACAAGATATTCCATATCGCATCACTTAATAGAACTTAGGAAATTGCTTTCGTAAAAGAGCGAACACAAGCGCGAAAACGACGGTGTGAACCAGGACCGCGGTCTGGGAAGTCTCACCAGACATGAACGTACCGGGAGGGATGGTAAGAAGCATACCGGGGCTGAGAGCCATGAAGAGTGTAGTGGTCACGAGAAGATCGTTCTGGGTAAGAACGAGACCCATAGCCTTCGCGATGAGCGAATACACGAGGAAGAACACGAGACCATGGAAAAACACAGACGCCCTGTCGGTACCGGCGTTCTTGAACGAAATCTTAACACCGTTGGTCTTGAGTAGCATACCAGGGCTGAGTGCGAGGAAAAGAACGGCGGGAATGGCTACCTTCTGGGAGGTAAGTAAGGGGAGCATTTAATATATACGCATAATATTTTTCGCGAATGACAAGAAATGGTCAAATGATGCACCCTTCATCATCTGTTCACGAATTCCATTTTCACAGACATTCCTGATCAAGTGTTTCCATACATGAATTAAACGTTCTTCATACCATCTCGTTTGCTCCTGATATTCCCAGGTAACACGTCCAATGGTATCATGCTCTGTATAACAAAATTCGACAAAGTCACAAAATTTACCCGAATGTTGAATGTGTGCATCATAGAGCAGGGTATTAATAGTATTCCACATATGATGAAGTTCGTCTGAATATTCCAACTCCCAGTCTTCTATCGTATGTTCATAGTCGTTGTCAAAATGTTCATTATCGCTTTCATAATCGGCGTCATTTCCTGTGGTCGCCTCGTAGACGTACTGATTCCAAACCATTATTCAGAAGTTTTCTTTTTGAGTCCAGTTACGGAGATCGTGGAGGTTTCCTTTGTTGGTAAACTATCGACGATAACCTTTAAGGCAGTTTCCGCCTGCTGACCGTTTCCGTTGAAAAACACGGCGAGTCCTTCTCTGATTGTATCCTTATTAAGGCCAACCTTTCGAACACTCTTCTTGACAGTGATTTTACCTGTCTTGGTATTGATGACGTCGAGTCCGTTATCTACCATTAATTTTTTGATGTGTAACTTAAGTGCCTTTTCTGCTTGAGAAAGGACTTTGATATCAGATCTTGCTTCTTTAATCTGCTGATTCAGTTCAACCAGTTTAGAGACGCTGCTCGTGAGATCGTCGGCTTGAATGTTAGACATATACTAAATAAAGACTAATTACCTTTAAGTTAATTTAAATTAGGGCACGCTGCATGGTGTCGGGGGCGATGGTGGAGTTATTCCACGTGAAAGCTTCCTTGGGGTTAGGAGGCTCGGCGCGAATGGATTGGTTAGCGTTACGAAGGGCACCGCCAGTGGTCTCGGGAATGCCGATCTGTCCACGGGGCTCAAGGAAAGATTGACCAGCGAGGATATCCTCGGGCGCGAACTCACCGAACTCCTCCTGTGAGGCAACCTCACGAGGGAGAAGGGAAGAGGCGAGACCGGTACCCGCCCTCATCTCACAAGAGTCGGAGGAGGGAGCGGCGGGCTCAGGGCCTGGGGCATCACCTGCAATGGGGGCGTAGGACTTTTCCTTGACGGAGTACCTGGAAGTACCATTTCTCTTGAGGAGGACGATGATAATAACGCCAACAACGAAGGCAAATAAGACGCGACCATAGGGAACCCGGTTCAAGCGCTTAGTAAGAGACATCTTTTATATACTGTTAACAAATTTTTTTATTACTCATCCTCGAACATATATTCATCGGGATATGTTTCATCGAAAGTCTCCTGGTCGGGTTCATCGGACTTGGCGAGCCTCACTTGAACAATATTCCAGGCTGGACCGAAGGCCTTCTTGGCGAACCAAAGTCCAGAAAATTCGAGGACGAGAGAGCAAATACTATCGGGCTGAATATCGTCAAACTCGACCGGCTCCTTATCGGCAGAAAAGACCCTGGTGTTGGGAATGCGCTCTGCTGAGATAGTGTCGTCCCTGATATATGCAGACTTGATAGTCTTGTCAGCGAGTTTACGACCAAACCAAGCCTCGCAATTTTCAATGGCATTCTGAATGTTGACATCATGAAGCTCATCAATCTTGGTAAAGTCGGCGGGCTCAAAGCTGATGTCGTCGGTGGTCTTCTCTATGATCTTAACATCGTTAAGCTGGACAAACTTGCGCTTACGCTCATCGGTGAACGCGCGAACGTGGTAAAGTCCATCTTCACCCTTGGAAACGGTATCGTAAATCATTTTATGTAAGATATACGTATCATTTCTTTAAACCTATGAAAGGTATGGCAGCTGAACGTTCGAGAAGAGGTTTAGGAACCCAACCATCTCTTCTAGGCCTAAAACCGTATAATGTGTTCTGAACATTTAAGTTTTTGGGAATGGGCTGTGCATTTTTTGGTCTAAGTGCAAATTCGTTCCCGATGTATGCGTTATTATTCTCATGTTTCCACCTAAGGTTTTTAAGATTAAACCGCTGATTTCCATTGGTGCGCTCGTATCCTTCTATGACGGTCTTTCGTGGCATGGGGTTCAATCCATGTACAATCTTCTTCGAAAGTCGTTCCTTCGATGGTTCTGTCGTAAACTTTTTATACTTATAAGGATTAATCTTCATAGCCTTCTGAATAGATATGTTCTTACGCATAGGTGCCTGTTTTGTTGTATATATTCTCTTGAGCTTTGGTTGTATACGTCTCAGTACAGATTCTATGCTATCCGTGAGTTTGATTTTTTTGTCAAATAACCTGGCTAATCGTATAAGTCGCTGCCTGTCCTTCTCCTTCTTTTCTGGTCGAAGCTTTAGGGTGTGCATGAGATAGATGTCATCTATCAAAAACTCTTTACTGGCGACGTAAACTTTCTTATTCACTATCATCTTATTCGTGTTAACATTCCGGTACGTCACACCCCTTTTCAATGTACGAACCACGTCATAACCAAATTCACGAGGGCGCATAAAAGGTATATCGAGTAGCCCTCCTAATGTAACGTTCTCGATCTTGTTTTTTTCTGGGGAGAAGAAGCGGATATTGAGATCAAGTGCAAACAGCTCCACATCTATAAAGATATCACCCTGACCAGCTTTATTATTGGTGCGCGTCTTTTTCTTCTTAATGAGCGTATATCGCCTCGTCACGTATGGACCAGATTGCTTGAATCCCAAGCCCAGATATTTAATCAGTTTCTCATCCATGGACATTACACGGTTCTTAATACGCGTGTTTAACTTTTGGGCAATCTGACCAAGTTTATCCCAAAGTATGAGTTTTATAGCCTGTAACTTCCCAAAATACTTTGCATCGTAGTAAATACGTGGAACGAACTTCGCATCTATATCACTCGTGACGATACGTTCATTATAAGGCATGTACATGTTGAACGCTTCTCCACCACTGACCACCAAATCACCCATGTTTTTCATGTACTCACTGATTTCACCTATGGTGTTGAGAATGATATCCCGACACGCATCAGTCACGAAGACGTATACAAATTTTTCCAGTGATTTCTTCGAGTGCGCGCTATGTAAGCGACTTCTAAACTTTCCAAGATCCCTCGCCTCGTTACGTTCAAAATACTTTTTCAGTTTGGCATCTCTGAAAAGTAAATTTTCGTGTCTAAACTGATCGATGACCTGTTTAGAATATAATTTGATGTCCATTACTATAGATCAATATTTTTTATACATGAAACATTCGTTTGCTGGTAATATCAACACACTTAAAGACGAACGACGTATATAAGACATAATGTCTACTGAAACCGCGTGCAACCGTAACGAATGCCTCGTTGAGATCACCGCTCTCCGTAATGAACTTAAGTCGCTCACCAAGATTGTCAGAAAGATCAAGGCTAAGCTCGACGACCCCAACGGTGAGAAGTCTGCTAAGCGTGCCAAGAACAACGGTTTCAACCGTGAGCAGAAGATCTCCGAGGAGCTCCGTACTTTCCTGGGTCTTCCCGAGGGTCAGCTTGTCTCTCGTAGCACCGTGACCAAGTCTATCAACGAGTACGTTAAGGCTAACGGTCTCAAGCACCCCGACAACGGTCGCATTCTCGTTCTCGACCAGAAGCTTCGCGACCTTCTCAAGGCCCCCGCCGACGTTCAGGTCACTTTCCTTAACCTCCAGAAGTTCCTCAGCCCTCATTACACCAAGGTTGAGGCGTAATCATACTTAAAAATAAAAAACACATCTATAATAATAATGTCGATTGACAGGGCATCTGCCGAAAACCTTGTTGGTACAAAAATATCAAACATAGATTTGTACCAAAAAGCCTTTACTCACAAAAGTGCGCTAAAAGAGGATGACACATTAAACGGGTCGTTTGAAACTTTGGAATTTATTGGTGACTCCGTACTCGGTTTTGTGATCACTAAATTCTTATACGATAAATACGAGAATCGGCAAGAAGGATTTTTAACGAAAGCACGAACAAAACTTGTACGCGGAGAGACGCTCGCAGGAATTGCATCCGCACTTGAATTGTATAAATGGATCCGGATGGACGAAAAGGGTATGCGTAATCAATGGATTCACAATCCCAAGATTCTCGAAGATGTATTCGAGGCTCTTATTGGTGCTATCTATATGGATCTAGGTTTACTGCACGCAAAAGAGTTCATCTTGCGCATCTATAACAACCCTAATTATGTGAATCTCCAATCGATCATGGTTGATGACAATTTCAAAGATCATTTGATGCGGTATTGTCAATCGAATAACCTCAGTCTTCCGCAGTACTCCATAACTTCTCATGATAACGGAGTTTTCCATGTCAATGTATTTGTGGACGGTGTATGCATGGGATATGGATTCGCGAAAAACAAGAAACAAGCGGAACAAAACGCGGCTCGGGCATTCTTTTATCCACCTAAGTCGGTATATCAAAATAACGGATACCATCATCAACAATGAAGGATGACGACTTCAACCCCAAAAAACGAGTTACCAAGAACGATAAAAAGCAAAAAAAGGAAGTGTATTCTCAAAGATACGTTCGTACGGTACTTAAACATTTAGAAGGTAAATCAACTAATGCACCCGACAGTGAAAGCGTTGATCGAGAGGGAGTATGCACCCCAGAAGTCCGAGGAGTGGTTAAGTCTAAGAGGAAACATGCTCACGGCAAGTGATGCAGCCACGGCCATCGGCAAAAATCCATACGAGACTCCGGAAGGTTTACTTTTGAAGAAATGTGGATTGGGGGAAAAATTCACGGGGAATGCAGCTACACGTCACGGAGAATTGTATGAAGATGAAGCCCGTATCTTATATGAACAGCGTCATAACGAAGTTGTTCACGAGATCGGTCTCTGTCCCCACCCAGAACATAAATGGCTAGGTGGAAGCCCGGATGGTGTGAGTGAGTCGGGTAAACTCGTTGAGATTAAGTGTCCTCCACAGAGAGCCATCATTCCAGGTCAGGTCCCAGAGCATTATATGCCTCAGCTGCAAATGTGTATGGAGATATTAAATTTGGAATCAGCAGATTTTATCCAGTACAAACCCGCAGCCACGAATTGGCCAAAGCCAGAGGAGTTTGACGTGGTTCATGTCAAGCGGGATCGTGAATGGTGGGCGACGTATTTTCCCGTGATGAAGGAATTTTGGGAGAAAGTAGTCTATTATCGTGAGCACATCGACGAACTTCCGAAACCAAAAGAGAAGAAGAAACGTGTATTAAAAGAGAAGGTATATGTTTGTGAAGTAGCGTCTGATCCAGACGACGATTATCAAAGTGAATAATAACATGTTAAAAAGTCGGAGTGGAGTGGGGCGTCTAGTTCGTGTAGGGACGGTTATTGGTAAACGAACTACACGCCTCATTAAAACGAATAGACAAACGAGAATAACTCGTGTAGTACCATACATAGTAGATTATTACAATAACACTGATCCATCCATTGAGTATGTGAAGTCGCTGCTTGAAGTATTTGTCGAGACAGAAGTAGCTCTCACGGTGTTCTATGTTCTCATGGCTGCTTTTTCGATACATTCGTATAAAGCACCTAAGTCGGAAGATGAATAATTGAATTTCATACAAACAACAAACAACCAACAAGCATGAACAAGTACACTCTCAACGGCACTCTTTACGCCCCTTACCAGGTGGACGGCGTGAAGTGGATGCATGATATGGAACATCAGACCTCCGGTCCCAAAGGCGGATTCTTGTGCGATGAGATGGGGGTCGGTAAGACGATCCAGATCATCGCGACCATGCTCAAGAACCCCAAGCCCCACACACTGATCGTGGTGCCCAAAACCATCGTCACTCAATGGAGTACAGAGATTTCCAAATTTGCACCGGGTCTCTCTACTCACGTTTACGACGGCCCCGATCGCACGACCAACGTCGAAGATCTCAAGAAGGTAGACGTTGTACTGTGTCCTTACAGTCTTGTCTACAACAAGAAGACCATTCTTCACGCGGTCAAATGGGATCGCATCGTTCTCGACGAAGCCCATGAAATTCGCAATCGCAAGTCAGAGACTTTCAAGGCCATCTACAAGCTTGACGCGGATATTCGCTGGCTCTCTACTGGCACTCCAGTCTTTAACTCGATCGAGGACTTCGTGTCACTTTGTATGTTCTTGGGATTCTCCAAGGATCTCGTACAAGCCATGTACGACGAGATCAAGGACATCTACATTCTTCGGCGCACCAAGGCTGACAGCGTTGGAAAGCTTCCTCGGTGTCATTTTGAGAACGTGGAACTCCAGATGTATGATGAAGAACGCCGCATCTATGAACAGGCATTCTTTGAGTCACAGGAATATATCAGTGAACTCAAAAATGTCGCCATTTCCATTGGTTCGAGAGCGATGCAAATTTTGGAGTGCCTTCTTCGTGTGCGTCAGACCATGACGTGGCCTCAACTTTACCTCGATGGAATGACCAAAAAGCAGGGTATCGATCGAATCATCTGGCAGCACAGCACGAAGAAGATTGATACCTTGAAAGAGGATATTTCCAAACACCCAGAGGAAAAGGCTGTGATTTTTTGTCAATTCCGCGGTGAAATGGATCATCTTGAAAAAGTCTTCGAAGGTCGCGTTTCGAGAATCGATGGGATGGTCGAGAAAGATGAACGCCACACCCGCCTCGAGGAGTTTAAGGCTGCCCCAGCGGGAAGCGTTCTCATCGTGCAAATCAAGTGTGGTGGTGTCGGTCTCAACATTCAATGTGCGAGTCGCGTGTACATCATGGCTCCGTCGTGGAATCCCGCCACGGAACTCCAAGCCATCGGTAGGTGTCACCGAACGGGACAGACTCGGGAAGTCTTCGTGAAAAAATACGTGTACAGCGACACACCCACAGTACGAAGCGTCGATCTCGCCATGATGGCTCTCCAAGGTCACAAGGCTCAGGTGTGTGCAGAAATTCTTAACGATGAAAAGGTTGGATACCAGATTCCGGTAAAATATGAGAAATCCATCGACGCCATCAGGAAAATTTTCCAGTGATATAATAAAACAATGTACACTGTCGCCGAAGGTTCTCGCGCCGAAGTCTTCCACGGTACCGCCAAGCACACCGCCGGTGGTCTCGTGAAGAAGGATCTCGTTCAGGATAAGTACGGCAACATCAAGAGCAAGGCTGCCGTCGCTGCCGCCAAGAAACGCATGAAGAAGGAGGGTGCTTCTGCCATGGTTAAGGTCTTCAAGCCCGCGAAGAAGGGTGACTTCAAGCTTGCCCCCAAGAAGGGTACCAAGAAGTACAAGACGCTCATAAAAAAAATGAAGTAATAGTAAAGGATGACTCTTGCTAAATGGGATGAAGCTGTCCGCGTAGCAAAAATCAAGCTCAAGCTTGACCCAAATAAGTATAGCGTTTTAAAAGGAAAATTACTGAAAGAAGCTCAGTTCATATATAGTTTACTCTTAGAGAGTAAGTAATTAGTCTAAAACGAATTGGAAACCCTTAAGTTGTTGTGGTTCGTGCACAACAAGTTGATGCAACTTCCAAGTTACTCCGAACTTTTTGTTTAGAAAGTAGACACTCACCATTTCGACAATAGCAACTCCAGAATTTCTGGCATACAATTTATCAGAAGCGGCATCCTTGAGATGCTCGCGCTCGCTGTTAAACACACCCGGTTTAATCATTCCATCGGTAGTCGTGTCAACCTTCACACGGAATTTAGGCTCCCTGTCAGGAGAATGCTTAATGTTAGAGTTAAACATTGGTTTAAGATCTTCAACGGTCATATGCTTATGGAAGATAGATTGGCTTTGCTTGCTCACGTTTTCGACGATAGTCTCTTCCATCTTTGTTAGGATGTCATAAAACGCTTTTACGTAGTTACCCTCTTCATCATACCCTTTCATAGAAAAGTCGAGATTCCATTTGGTGTTACCCACGGGTGGTGTAAAACCAGAAATACCGAAAGGCATATACATTCTAGGAATTTGAACACGGACGGGTTTACCTTCTTTCGTACTGAAAGAGATCTTCCGCCCATCGTATTCAAGGATATCCAAATTATCGATGAGGGTATGAAATTTTGCCATAATATTTGATTATACGTCTAAAACTTTAAGCTGAACAAGCTGTACATTCAGCTTCAAGACTAAATTGGATTGGTCGAGCCTTCGCTTTACTTCGCAGGTAATACATTCCGGTCTTCAGTCCGGCTTTCCACGCATACATGTGCATCGACGACAGCTTGGATAGGGTAGGATTTTCGACGAATAGGTTCATACTCTGACTCTGGTCCACGTACACACCTCTATCGGCTGCCATATCAATAATAACCTTCTGACTAATTTCCCATACAGTCTTGTAAAGAAGCTTAATATCGTCGGGTATGTCGGAAATGTTCTGGATAGATCCACCCGCCTTGATCATGAGGTCCTTCATTTCTTTCGACCATAGACCCACCTTTTGAAGAGCTTTCACGAGGTGCTTGTTCACGACCACGAATTCACCCGCGAGTGTGCGACGGAGATAAATGTTAGTGGTGTAAGGTTCGAAACACTCATTGTTGCCGAGAATCTGAGAAGTACTCGCCGTCGGCATGGGTGCAAGGAGTAGACTATTTGCGACTCCCTTCTTCACACGCTCGCGCATGGAACTCCAGTCATATAATCCACTATGCACGGGTTCGCGATCCCACATGTCGAACTGAAGAATACCCTTACTGATAGGACTTCCTTCAAAAGACTCGTAGGCACCTTGCTTTTCCGCGATTTCGCAACTCGCTTCGAGTGCACCGTGATACATAGTCTCAAAAATATACGCATTCATCTTTCGAGAATCTTCATCACCGAATGCATATCCGCAAAGGATGAAAGCATCAGCCAATCCCTGAACACCGATACCGATCGGTCGATGCCTAAAATTGGAACGCTTCGTGTTTTCAGTAGGATAGAAGTTACGGTCGATCACCCTGTTAAGATTATACGTGAGCGTCTTGGAAATAGCATGTAACTTTTCGTAATCAAATGTTCCGTCTTTCTTCACACATGATGGGAGTGAGATAGATGCCAGGTTACACACGGCAGTTTCGTCCTTGTCTGAATACTCGATAATTTCGCTACAGAGATTAGAAGACTTAATTGTACCGAGGTTTTTCTGATTACTCTTTTTGTTACACGCATCCTTGTAAAGCATGTAAGGAGTCCCCGTCTCACTCTGTGACTTGATGATTGCCTTCCAAATTTCGCTCGCGGGAATAACCTCGTTCGCGAGACCCTCTTCTTCGTATTTTGTGTATAGCTTTTCGAACTCATCACCATACACATCCGACAGGCCCGGAGCCTTGTCGGGACAGAAGAGAGACCAGTTTCCACCTTCTTCGACTCGCTTCATGAACAGGTCGGGAATCCATAAAGCACTAAATAGGTCCCGACAACGTGCCTCCTCATCACCCTGGTTCAACCGAATATCGAGGAAATCAAGAATGTCCGCGTGCCAGGGTTCGATATACATGGCGAATGACCCCTTTCTGCGCCCCGCTTGGTTCACATATCGGGCAGTCGCGTTGAACACGCGAAGCATTGGGATAATACCATCGGATTTTCCATTCGTTCCCCTGATGACCGAGTTATTAGCCCTCACATTGTGAATATGAAGCCCTATACCACCGGCCCATTTTGAGATTTGGGCACACTCTTTGAGAGTGTCGTAAATACCGTCGATGGAATCAGCCTTGTTAGCGGTGAGAAAGCACGACGACATTTGTGGTCTGTGCGTTCCGGCGTTGAACAGGGTCGGAGTCGCATGAATGAAGTGACCACGGGACATAGACTCGTACGTGTGTACGATCGAATTTATATCATTTCCATGAATACCTATAGAAACGCGCATGAGTAAATACTGGGGCGTTTCGATGATTTTACCCTCAACTCTCTGAAGATATCCTTTTTCTAGGGTCTTGATTCCAAAGTATCCAAAATCGAAGTCGCGCTCTGGAGAAATGAACTTCTGTACATCCGCGGACACATTCATAACTTCCCTCGTTACGATGTTGGCGTTATACAACTGAGTCATAGCATCGTATAAGGTCTTTGGAGCGGTCTTTTGAATGTTACTCGCAACGATGCGAGTAGCGAGTATCTCATAATCGGGATCACTTGTGACCATACCAATACATATCTCAGCGGATAATGTATCTATTTCATGTGTGCTAATATTGTCATACATTGACGAAAAAACTTGCTTCGCAATGAGTGAAGCGTCCACTTTATCGGAAAGTTCGTATCGCAATTTGGAGATCCTGTTGGTGACCTTATCAAACTTGACGTCTTCAACATGACCGGACCGCTTAATAACCCGCATGATATTGATAATACATGCCTATTTTTTAATTACATTTGAAATCTTCACTTCGGACAGGGACAGGGCCGACCGTCTCAGCATACCTGTTAGGCTGAAGGAAACTCGTGTTGACATTGAAATTGCCGGGGACACCTGGCGGGGACACGGGAGGGTATGAGGCAATGAAGCAATCGGGAGCCTTGCACACAGGGGGCTCCATGTTGCAGGGTTTAGTATTGTAAGCCTCGTCAAAATCAGCAGCAGCTATCATTTATTATCTACATATACTTTTTTTCCTGGACTATATTAAATGTGTGATAGACTTCACCTTAATTCTCTGAAACAAACAGAAACCCCCCTGAACAAGCTGTTCTTTTCGGAGTTCAACATACAGATAGTTCAGAAAGCTATCCGCCAGGCGTTCAAGGATAAGACCGGCGTCTCCATCGACTATCAAAATGCGAGCGATCTTTACGCGATCATGCGCGTCGTATTTATCAACAACGCGGGTAACCATTTCGAAAAGGTTAATGAACAGGTTAGGTCCATGAACTCCATCGTTATTAAAACCGTTCTCCCCCAGATTCAATCGGGAGTAGCACAATATATGGGTTACATAAGAGATATTGATACCCTGGTGGTTCCCCCTGACCCTCCGGCGAATACGAGCACGTATGGTATGAAACTCAATGCCAACGATAAAATAGGCGTATAAAGGATTGCGGCGTGATATGTATAAGTAAAGATGTCATTAAACTATTACAAATCGGAAACGGAAAAGATATGCAAGTCTAAGGGATGGGACCGCGTAGAGATTAATACAGTCTGGCTTCTTCTCTCAGAAGAGTTTGGAGAACTCGCATCGGCGATTCGACAATCGAAAAAAACTTTTAAGAAGTCTAACATGAAAAAGGATAAAGGAGTTGATATCATGATGGAAATGGGTGATGTATTTAGTTATCTATTCCAACTGGCGCATATGTTAAACGTCGATCTAGATAAGATGTGGATCGAACACGGAAAGAAGATGTCACACAAAAAATATATCTCTTGATAGTAGTAAAGATGAGTAAGCATATGCTCAGCGATCAAGCATCGATCGATAAAATTAATCCGTATGTGGCAATGGAATTTTCTTTGCCAGGCTCCAGTCGAAGACCCAATTCTTTTGCTCCCCACAAAAAGACGGAAGACGAAGGTATGCCTGAAAACGAACCCATCATATGTGAGTATGGTGTGACCGCTGGTGATAAGACGGTTGATTTTTGCAAGGGAGATCGTCCGTGTGATCTTTCTAGACCTCTCATTCCAGGACGTAACATTGATCTAGGCTATGACGAACCCAAGCCTTCCGTTATTCGCAAAAGTGCGAAATTCATTAAGTCTATCAAGAAGTTAGACGCTTTTACGATTATTATAATAGTGCTCATAATTCTTTTGCTATCGACTTTAAAACGTCGATGAGAGTAATAATGCGTTTTTTGTGTCCACATTTCATAATCACTAGAGGAAACGTATAGAGGCAGAATTCTTTGACAAATTCCTTTTGCCATCTAGACTTCTTGTTTACGATCGGTGGTGAGAAAGTGGGATCTACGATCTTGATCGCGTTCATTACCCGAATCGTACAATTAATGTCAAAGTTTTCACATAAGATATCTTCCAGTATGATAGTCGCCATCACTCGCCTCGTCCGAGTCGTGTTTACTATCATAGTCTCTAAAAAATCTGCATATGAAGTAGACCCATGTTTAAACTTAATTTCTTCCCAATCACCGATTGGTTTAGTATTAAAACAGGCAGCTTCATTTACGTAGCCATCCCCTTCGATATATCGAGAGTACTTAAGTTCAACGTTGGGAAGATTTGTACGCTCGTCTATAAACGTACGCGCCTCCTTAACGAAGGAAGGCATACTTACACTCTGTCTTAAAATTCAACTTCTTCTCTAAATCCTTTAATTGTTCTTTCTTTTTTATCTCTAATCCGATACAATTGTGTTGTTCTAATCTAAAACATTTCATACAAAATTCACCATTACAATATTTACAAGCCATGGGAACACTGCATTTCTTTCGGCATTGCTGACACGGCATTTTATACAAAACGATTTATTTTTTTAACCTAAGTCGAGGTTCTTTATACTCGAAAGTATGTTCAAATATGTTCTCGTCTATCGCAAACAATACGTTTTCTTACCTGCTCACACAAGATGAGTTCAGGAACAAATGCCCAGAGAAGATTCGCCCTTCTAGGATCAAACTCACGACGATCACAATGATCTCCGCATTCTCGAAACCCATTGAGGTCAACAAGATTCGCTCGGTATTTGAAGAACTCGGAGAGATCCGTCTTCACCGTAACGACACATCTAACCAGGCGATCGTTTGGTCACTGAAACCCACGACGTTCTACAACCAGATTACTCTCACGTACGACGATGGTCATAGCATCAAGTCGATCAAGATCTTTCCCAATGGAAGTATTCAGGTTGCAGGTTGTGAAGATCTCTTCAACTGCAAATATGTCATATCCGGTCTCGTATACATATTACAGTCTTTCGACGAGGATATTGTACCACCTGCCGACACGTTTCGCGTGGTGATGATCAACTCCAACTTCAGTCTCAATTACAATATCAATCTCATGTTGACGACGCAACACTTCGAAAAATATTCCGACGTTTTCAAAGTGTCCTTTGAACCGGATCGCTATTCTGCGGTCAAGATCAAATTTAAACCAGCAGGCGACATGAAAGAAATTACGACCAGTATATTTGGGACGGGAAAGATTATTATCACCGGAGCCGAGACGCTCAAGGAGATTGTGTTTGCTTACAACATAATCAACCAGCACATCAACGATTGTCCAGCCATCAGGGTTTCGAAGGTGGAAGTGTCAGACGACTTCAATGAATATTTTGGCTACAACATGGACGACGCGATCAAAAAAATTAAGGATATGGGGGTGGAGTCTTGGACCAACACGATCACAAATAGACAAATTAATTTCTGATTTTAATATAAATGTCGCAGCGTCTAGGCATGGCCGATGGCAGATGCCATACAATTAACAATTCGTCTCTACTCTATGATAACTACATCAAGACTCAGAACGGTATCAAGTATGAGGACAACTACTCCTTCCGCAAACTCCTGCAAGAGAAGGGTCCCGAGCTTCACCAGGTTCCCGCTCCCCAAGACGACGGAAGCCCCTGTGGTCTCTGCGATTCTTCCCTCAATCTGTCCAAGATCAACTGAGTAAAACTTTTAAAATTAAAGTAAAATCCATTGTATGGACGATACTGATCAAGGTACCCCGTGTGCAATATGTCTCAATCCAGTGAGAGAGACGAGACAAAACAAACCTATCAGATGTGGTCATTTGTTTCACTCTCACTGTATAGAGGAATGGAAGCGACGCGGAAATCAAACATGTCCCACGTGCAGGAAAATTTTCGACGGTGCTAATTTTCAGGTCACGGTCACCATTAGGAATACCATAAATGATACTACTTTTGTAAGAGATGTGGAAGAGGATCAGTATATTTTCGATACACTGGACGCTTTCTTTGATATCGAAGACGCGGGTGAACTAGAAAGTCTACTTGCCGACTTTGGGATGAGTGTGTCCAACCTTGATCCCCTGATTCTTAACACAGAAGGATGAACAGTACTTGTCGTAATTCAAACCTGGATAATCCCTAGATATTTTACGAGGATCCCTGATCAGTTTTCCTTTAGCTCCAACCATCAGTGGACCTGTAGCCCATCCCCGTTTATGGCTGAAAAATTCAGCTTTGAAGACTATGACTCGTCCAGGTTTTAAAGTGGTGGCAGCTCGCTTGATACGACCCACCGGCACTTTAAAAAATCTAGCTATACTTTCGTGTGTATCTCCCGCCTTCACTTTATACTCAGTCTTGCTGTGCTGCTTATAAAAATGGAAATCACCCTGGCACAAGTAGTTATTTTTCTTACATGAAGCGATGAACAGCATCACTTTATAATAGTCGGGCTTACACTTGGTACCACCCTTCACTATGTACACCTTACCAGGATTATCAGCGACGACGAGTTTCGGCAGAGTACCACAGCTTATGTAACGACCATTAGCACGTAAATTGGCGCGCTCTCCAGGCTGACTCTTCCATCCACGATATCTCTGAAAATCGTTTACGGCGTATGCGTAGCAGTTATTGTTATTCTTACCCACCTTACCACCCCATCTTCGAGTGGTAAACGTATGCTCACCTCCACTTGTAGGGGGGCCTTTGGTCATTATATTATGTTAGAAAAAAATATTCACACATAATAAATGATCAAGGATATTACCAAAGCTAGAACGAAGCGCCAAATCATCGAAGAGATATTAATCTTCGTGCTCACTATTCTGGTCAGCACTTTTATTCTTCGTTTCACTTGGAACAATTCGCTGAGCAAGCATATCAGCGTGCTCAAGCCTATCAGGACCTTCTTTGACGCACTTTTACTTTCTATTTCTATTCAGGTTTTCCGGGGTCTTTAAACCTCCTTGAAACCGACGACACGTTCACCAGATGAGTGAACCATCGTGGGGTATCCCTCAATTCCCTTACAATCCTCGGAATCGCAATCCACAAAGGTGTAAGGCTTACCCTTACCCTTGAAATACTCGAGCTGCTTACGAGTCCATCCACAACCCATGGAACCGTATACAGTCCACTCACCACCAGCCTCGGTCCCAGCTGCAGCCTCAATAGCCTTCGCGGGCTGAGTCTTTTTCATGTCCATAAAAATACGAATATTGATGAGCACGAGAATAAGTGCGAGAATCATGTTATATAATATACAGTAGATTTTTATTTCTGATCATAAAGTATGACGAGTATTCAGAAGAACATCGATAGAATTCTCGAGGGGAACAAAGGTTGTGCCCCCATGAATCATATAGCTATTAATCAATCGTGGAAACGTTCCGGAGCGTACGGTAATGTTCGGCGCGCTAAATTAACGGGTAAATCTAGAAAGTTTATCGCGTTGAAGGAGATGAAAGTGAAAAAAAACGAACCCGAACTCGGTGAGCTTGCCGAGATGGAATACAAAATCGCTCACAAACTCAAGGACTTTGATGTTCCGAAGGTGTACAAATATGTCAAGTGCCCCATCGAAGGTAATGGTCCGGACCTCAGAAAGGATATATTGTATTTCGAGTACGTGAATGGTATTTCTCTTCGGGAATTTATCCGAACTCGCCGAGATATCACTCTCATTCAATTAAAGTCGATCGTCGCGCAGGTGTCTTACAATCTATACAGGATTCATAAGAAGTTTCCTAAATTTCGTCACCACGATTTACACACGGACAACATTCTCGTTCGACCGGTTGCGAATAAGAACTTATCCATAGAAGTTGATAGTACCAAATATACGATTGATAACGGTGGATTAGAGTTGGTGATGATCGATTTCGGATTTGCTTCTTTCCCGGGTATACCCAACCCTCTGGTTAATACGAAACAATATACCAACATAGGTATTCACAGGAATTCTAACAAGTATTACGATCTGCACTTCTTTCTTAACAGTTTACACAACGAACTTTCTTCAACGGCTCGGAAAACCCCGATGGTACCAGATCATGGACCTCGTGTCAATGTGAAACTGTTCATCAAAAACTTATTCATGAATGATTATATTGGGTTTAGGTCAAATAAGATCAAGAATTTCCGGTTGCGTGGTACGATGAATGATTCAAGAAACAAGGATTTACCGTCATTCGAAAGGGTGTTGACACATCCATTTTTAACCGGAATTCGGACGCCGCGTATGGAAATACCTACAGCTAGAGCAGCCAGTACCCCCGTGGTGATCACGCGAACGACCCCTCCCAGAAATAACGAAACCACCGCCAGCCAGAGAAGAGCTGCCATCAATCGCGCGAAAAAGGTCTTGCAAGGTAATAAGCAAATGACCAAACCCACGATCAGACCTGGCATTACCCGCAAACCTCCTCTCCCTCCCAGACCCCCGAAGGTTCCATCTCCTCCCAAGCCAGCCAATGGCAACAATAAAAAACCACTCCTCACCAAACCTATAACGACACCGGGTATGACTAAATCGAGGAAGTCCGCAACTAAGAAAAATAGGGTGAGCAAGTCCTGGGTTAAATCTTTTGTGAATAGTATGACACGCAAATAGATCTATTAAAGAAAATACTCGTTCTTTATATAATGAAATGTTGTGACGTGTGTTGCGAAAAATACAACAATTCAAATCACAAAAAGGTTGAGTGCCCTTTTTGTGATTTAAAATCGTGTCGAACGTGTTCGCAGAAATACATGCTCAGCACTACAGAAGAACCTCATTGTATGAAGTGTAAACATGAACACAACAGGGAATTTGTCGACACTTTCTGTTCGTCTGTGTTTAGAAACCGTGACTATAGAAGACATCGTGAGAATATGTTATTTCAAAGGGAAATGGCCCGTATGCCCGAAACGCAGCCGTACGTCATTCGTGAATTACAAATACGGAGTTTAAGAAGATCGTATCTGTATCTAGTGTATATTTTATCGAATATGTATAAAACGGATGATATAAGCAATGAAATAAGACCATATTTAGATTCGGTATTACGGACAACTATCTTAAATATATATGAAACGTTACAGGTTTTAAATCAAAGTGAACCAACCATATCAAGTGATAAATACCACAAGATAGCGCAGAAATGTCCGTCGGAAGATTGTCGTGGATTTTTATGTGACGATTGGATATGTGGAATATGTAAAAATAAGTTCTGCGACAAATGTCACGAAATTCTTGTACCCGATCACACATGTAACAAAGACACTGTAAAAACGATGAAACTATTAAAGAAAGAAACGAAACCATGTCCGAAATGTAACGTACCCATATCCAAAATAGAAGGATGTGCTCAAATGTGGTGTACACAGTGTCACGTAGCGTTCGATTGGAGAACTGGGGTTATAGAGACTGGTAGAATACATAACCCTCATTATTTTGAGTTCAAAAAACGTTCGAGAGAACATGGCGACATTCCATGCGGTGGAAGACCTTCGCATTCGGAATTACGGCGATCGGGTGCCTCCATATCAATTCTAGAGATTTCCGTGAGTGTAATACAAATTGATTATGAACTCACGTATAGATATGGGTTTATGTTCAACGATAATAGATATTTGCGTATGAAATATTTATTAAACGATATATCAGAAGATGAGCTAAAACGGGAACTCCAAAAACGCGACAAAAGTAACTGTAAAACGCGTGATATTAGAGATATATATCAGATGTATATAGATACAGTCGGCGATCTCTTAAGGCAATATATGATCGATAGATCAAAGGAGTTGGAAATCATCGCAGAAGTTCGCGAGTTGCTCTTGTATCTGAATACTGTATTAGAAACCATACGGAAAAGATATGTTTGCAAATTACCTCGTAATTTAATATTGGATATAATTAAATGAGAGTGTACATTATCATAGCAGTAATACTGTTATGCATTCTATTACGACCAAGGTATAAAGAACCTATGGTCATACCTAAAGTCTTCACACCCAAAGAGTGTGACAGTATCATAAAGATGGCTGAGACCAGGCTGGAACCGTCAAACATGGATACCGACTTTCATATTAATAAAACGGTGCGAGACAGCGAAACCGCGTGGATAGATCCCCAAGAAAGCATGGTCGCTAATAAGATGATCAGAAAGTGTGTATCGTTCACGGATAGGAAGCCAGTGAACAGTGAACATTTACAAGTTCTCAAATATAAAGAAGGTGGATTTTACAAAACTCACCAAGATTCATTTTATGACGAACAAAACCCCAGAACTGTCACTGCTATAATCGCACTAAATGACGACTACGAAGGTGGAGAAACTGTATTTCCTATTCTGGGTAAGAAGTTTAAACTTAATAAGGGTGACGTACTTTTATTCAACAATTTCACCGACTGGGGTTACCAAACACCTAAGTCGTTACATGGTGGGGAACCGGTGAAATCGGGTGTTAAGTGGATATGCAACCTTTGGATACACAGATACCCGTACAATCCCAGAGATTGGACGGGCTCCAAGGCATTTCCCGGTAACGAAGGTGGTGGTTCGTGTTCCGTTTTTTAATTTAACTCACGTACTTCTATTTTAGACCAATAAATAGTGAGATGTAAATGAAGACCTAATGCAAATAAATACCCTACATCCCACCACACATTATATACCACAGCAATGGGTACTGTAATAAAACAATACATACAATGTAAACCCAAGAAAGGTCGTGCTTTAATATCTCCTGAAATCACTGTGTATAATGTAGCACCCAGAAACATTATATTCAGTATATCCATAACCGAATATCGAGATACGAGAGCATATAATCCAATCCATAAAAATGCCCAATACATTATACGATTAATCTCGTGGTATTTAACGTATATTTGCATGTGTGGACCATTTCGAGGTTCGGGTTCAATAATCGGAGGAGATTCTATATCAGTGTTTGTACCTATTGACACATTTCCATCGGGTGATTCGACGACAACGTGTCGCCCATTGTTCATATTTGTTTTTCAACTTATTTTTCTAAAAGCTTTAATGCTTCTATTTGAAACTTATCGCAAGGAGCGTTCACAGACATCGGAACCCATTCGATTTCCTTAATTATAGCTTCATCTTGAACGACCGTTTCATACATTTTATCGTGGAAACGTTTGTTTACTATCGGGTTATTCATCAAAGGTGTTTTTGGATACATCATACACCACGACATTTTAGTATGCACATCATCTATGGGAGCGAGAGTACTAAACGTGATGAACTCATATTTACCAGTTAATTTAATACGTACGATAGACGTCGCAGGACTTACGAATCTACTATGGACAGGTGCGCCGTTTTTAGGTTGCATATGTTCCGTAAACTTAGACGAAGCCTTGGGTTGAACGACTGCGAAACAGTCTACGTAGTCGTCGATCGTTTCAACCTTAAGATTCGTGACAATTCCATTGTCCTCGTCGGCGAAATTATGAACATAGTTTATGTGTGAAATATCGGTCGCGTTCAATATCCAATCGTAAATGTTACCTTTCAACTCTTTTGAACCGTACACTTGAACCCAATTAGGATCAGTTAGTTCTTTACAGTATCGAGTCGGCAGAGGTTGGTTTTTCTTAGCAGTCCAAATGAATCCTCCATCTTCAATCACTGGATATGAATCAACATTTCCACCAACCGGTATATTATGCGCGGAGGGTACTTTGACAAGTTTTCCATTTGTGTCGTATTCCCAGCCATGGTACGGACATTGTACCCGATCTCCTTTCACGCGACCGTTGCATAAGTTAGCTCCTCTATGCGGACATTTTGCATCTAGCATTGAAAGATTTCCCGATTTACCCCGAAACAATACGCGATTTTTTCCACTAATACAAACTTTCTCTATTTCGAGTCCCTTCGAAATTCCTATGCCATATAACATTACCTATATTGTTAATTATTTTTTTAAATCACCGTAAATATCTAAAATATCTTTAACGATTGGACTTCGTTCAATATCAGTGTGCTCAAAAGTAATACATTCTATACGTTTATGTGTGCGATCTTTGATTCGTTCATAAATATCTTTGAGACCATTTTCATCATATTTTCTATCATGTTGCATAAGATCCCCCGTTATTACCATTTTGCTATCATCCCCTATACGCGTAAGTAACATCTTCATTTGATTAGGTGTTGAATTTTGCATCTCATCCGCTATGATAAAGGAATTCTTAAACGTGCGTCCACGCATATACGCTAAAGGGCATATTTCAATTATTTTTTCTTTAATCATGGATGCAATTTGTGCTTGACTATAAAACTCTGCAAAAATATCCATGATGGGTCGAGTCCATGGATCCATCTTCTCTTCGAGCGTTCCGGGTAGATATCCGATATCTTCCTCCACGGAAACTGCAGGGCGTGTCAGTATTATCTTCTTAAACGAGTCGTCGTTCAATCCCTGTATAGCCGCGTAACATGCTAACATAGTCTTACCCGTACCAGCTGGTCCAACTGCAAACACCATCGGTTTCATTCCATATAAAACCCTATTATAATCCATCTGGTGATCATTTTTCGGAACTGTACTCGGAATATTTATTTCAAGTTCATACTCCTCTTCGTACATTTCAGATTCAAATGAACAAGGTGAAAATTTTTCGCGACGACCCTTCTTCCCCATACTATTTAGTCAGAAAATTTAAATGAAAAATGTCGAATTAAAAAATCTTGGTAAACGTTAATGCTCGCTTTATTCTGTAAACCAGTTGTTGTAATCGAACCCACAAAAATGAATCCTATTATAACCCCTCAGGATTGTAGAATTGTACAGGTACGCGAAATAAAAGGAAATGATGTTCATGCTACATTCTTAGAACCCCTTGACTGGTATCAGGCCCCACCCGTGATAATAGAGGATGAATCATGGAGAGAGTAAACGTATGAGATTCGTACTGTTTTTTAGTTTCATGAAAATAACCTCGTCACATTCACCTCCCTTAATCACCATTACGGGTTCTCCGCATTTTGTTCCACTTGTTTTGTACCGATCACATGCTTTAGCGGTGCGTTCCGTGATATCCATGTTTTGACTGTATCCAATAAACGTTTTATCGAGTTCACCTATATCGTTACGAGCTTCAACGGTTGCTTTCACAGAATATGCACCAAACTCCCATGGTTTAATTGTATCGGGAGGTGGAGGTGGTTCCGCTAAAAATGATGCTTTGTTTCTTTTAAATCGCTTGCGTAAGGCTCCAGCCGGAGCCAGTAACAGAGCTGCGAGTGCGTGCATTAATATAAGTACGCGCAGATTTTTTAAGTGTACTTAAGTCGATATGCATTTCATCAAAATGTAAGATGAACATTTTCTTCCTTTCTTTGATTCCGCAAGAGATCGCAGAACTTTCCTGTGATCAACATGTCATCAAGATCCAATTAGAGATCGCTCAGATGTTGTATACTGCATGGTACTACGCCAATCAAGAACAATACGTTCGTGAACATGCTCCGTATACTAAAAATGGATCTCAACGCGGGTACAAACCGGCTCACAAGAAACACCCTATGACGATGTGGATCTCTTCTAGTCTTCGTAACTACATGTTCGCGTGTGATATTGGACTGGCCCTGTCAAAAGAATACACGAAGCGATATGGTAAAGTTCATACCTGCGAAGAACATTTACAATGGCTCAAGGATAATGTTCCACCCCATTTCGACGAACACAAAAGCGATACCGCTTACTACTCTGTCCAGGGTATTCCGGAATGTATGCCCGCGGCGTATCATTGCCCGGATGTGATCGACGCATACCGCAAGTATTACATCAATGACAAGGCTTCGTTCGCGCGCTATAAAACGGGTACACCATCTTTTATGCAGGGTATAAAGGTTTAACATGCAACCGATCTATGTATAAAATAATTCCGTGGTGTCCCCATGGAAATGCGTACCTTCAATGTAGTACATGTAATAAAGGACCTATATGTATTCATGGTGAAATTCAAGAAATGTGTTATTGTTGTGTAGAAGGTCAATTCTGCAAACACCGAAATTTACGTTATAGATGTCCAACTTGTAGACCAAAATAATTTGTAATCTAATATAAATGAGTAACTTACAGAAGAAGATACCTTTCATGGCGGGAGTGTTTGGTCACCTTATTTTTCAGACTTTTGTCGCATACAGAGCCGCCGAGGCGACCTCCCGAAACGCTTACATGAAAGATATCGCTCGTTCCAACGCACTTTTGATAGGTATAATTGGTTTGGTGATATTGTTATTATTGAGCCTCTTGCGTTTACCGATCCCTATTAAGGTGGGGTTATTTACCATTCTGGCCTACATCGCTGGTATGACTTTACATAACGTACCCGATTTACAAGAAGCTTTGCTCGAGACCGTGGGTATATTTATAGCCATGTTAGTCGCCGGTATTTTTACCGTTAAGATGGGATACAATCTCGATATTCTCGGTCAGATACTCTTCTTCTCACTCTTGACGATCTTGATTGCCAGGATTATTAATACCTATGTGAGGCGTAAGTCTGAGTCTGTCGTTCCTAGTAAGATTATCTCGATACTGTTTGCGTTATTTGTGGTATACGATACGAATAAGATATTGCAGCGGAATTACGGTGGCAATTTCGTAAACGCATCTTTGGATTACTTTTTAGACATAATTAATCTCATTCCTTCACTTGGAAATGAGTAGACAGACCTGCCGGGAATCGAACCCGGAATGCTGGATTAGAAGTCCAGAGTGATATCCGTTTCACTACAAGCCCTGCCCCCGACGAGACTCGAACTCGCGACCTTCGGCTTACAAAGCCGACGCTCTACCAACTAAGCTACAGGGGCGAATGGTGATTTTTTAATATTGCACGTTATATTTAGTCAACTGGTCCAATCACAGAATCCAGAATCTCTGGGTATAACGCGTTATCTTTCACATGATCCATGAGTCGCTTGCGATTCGCGAGATGCAATTTCTCAACGTCCGCCTTATTTTGTCCTACATACGGAACTGCAAATCCCTCGTCGCACATCCACTTATTCACATTCGTCCACTGTCCATCTTCGCACACCCACACTTCTGCGAGAATGCGCCCAAACTTTCCACGCGAATCACGTTCGGGACAACGAAGTTCTATCTCGATATCGTCATTTTCCGAGGCAACGGCTTTCATGCACCAGTCTTTGAGCTTCTTCTTGGACATAAGACCGAACACCTTCTCAACCTTATCAGATGTTCGGGACTCTGGTGTATCTATGCCTAGAAGACGAACTCGTTGTTTAGTGCACACGTCGAACCCGAGATCGATACAGACATCGATGGTGTCTCCGTCAACAACTTTCTCCAATGAAGAAATTCTGTATTTAAAATTACAGTCCGGGGATTCGTACGCCATTATATGTGACATTTGTCTCTAATCTTTAACCCTAGTTAAAAAAATAGTACTCGATTATAGTATGTATATCCGAGCATACTCTTCCAATGATTCTTACAAATATAGGCTTGAAAAAACTAGGAAGAATGTTCTAAACGAGATATACGAAAAACAACCTATCAAAAATAAACCGAATAAACCGATTCCCGAGAATTTGCGTCTTCATCTACGATTCAAGGAAGCCATAGAGGAAGCCGAAGAAATATGTTCGGTAGATAAAAACTCCAAAGAGTGTCATTTTGCATGGCATGAGGTTGATGAGCTAGAAGATTCTATCGCCCGGTGGTATCATCGACACGACTCACAGTGATCGTAGCTGGTTCTTCACTGTACGTATAATATTTTATAGAAATGCCGAATACACGTTTCATATGCGAATTCAACTCTCCGTTAATAGCCCCTTTCCAGTCTCTTAACGTAGTAGCATAATATTCTCCACCCTCTTCTCCGAATACCCTAGATCGGAAAAAGGGTTGCATACGAACCCATTCCATATGTTTATTCACCGTCGCAGGGACGGGTCGTTGGCCTCTTTCAGCGGACTCAATAATATCAATAACGTAATATCCATGTCTGTCCGAGATGATATTTGCTTGCATACCCGGATATCCCTTAATATACGCTTCTAAATCCGCTCCACTTGGGAGTGTCACGTACACGTTTCGAGTACTCGAGGGTAAAGGTGAATCGCCTTTAGCGGTCGATATACCAGGGTGTGTGTGATACGAAATGTACGAATTTCTAAATATTCCCGTAATATGTCCATTGACTTGCATTCTTTGTTGCGATGTAAATCGTGTCGGAATGTTAAATTTGACCGTATCTCCGTCAGAAATAAAATCTATTTTTCCTCCGTACTCCCATCTTTTAAGGGTTGACATATCATTTATTGCACGCAGCTCTTTTATGACGCGCTTAGGAAGTTGTATAGTTGCTTTCGTATTCGACACACGAACAACTTTCGCTACCATCTCCAAATCCCTTCGTTTGGCACTATTCGCAACGGGTGTATAGTTTGTTGGAACGCGTCTTCGCTTACCCAACATACCCGTACCGACTGAATTTATGTTCATGACATTTCTCTTGAACAGGTAGTTTTCAACATTTCTGTTTCCCTGATTTACGTTCATAGACGTACCCGATCTAGGTGTGGGCATCTTACTGTAAATGTACAAAATTATCTCGTCTTAGTAATCTTAAGAGTGGATTTCCTGGCAACCTTGGGATCTATCCTGTTGAGTGTACTTTTTTTGGGGTTGAACATCTTCTTATGTGCTTGCCAATACTCCGGCGCCCCAACCTTGAAATTCTTATGAAGATTAGCCTTGTACCAAAATACACAATCCTCGATACGGTTACTCTTACTGGTATTATCTAACACGATGCACTCATAATTCTCAGTGCATGCATCCATGACTTTATTGAACATGTCGAACGACGGAAATACACCAAAGAACGACTTGTAAAGCTTCTCTCGGTTCTGGATGATATTCTCTCGTAAGACGAAAACATAATCAACGTTCGCGCGAAGGGCTGGAGGTAGGTCCATGCAATACTGCATAGTGAGCATGAAAAAAATCTTCCAGTGACGGCCGTTCATAAAACATTGACGAATACACGTGTCGCGCATAAACTTGTTGTCGTACATGCAATCATCCAATAGGAGAAAGGCTCCACAATTTGTCTTGCCAGCACCTACGAGCTTTCTTTGACGGTCCATCACACGCTCGATCGCCTCCCTGTCATAGTCACCATAGATGAACAGGTCGGGTATATACTGTTGATAATAATGATTACCTTCCTCAGTAGCCGATAAAACGATACCCGCTGGTAAATGTTTCTTGTACCATAAAATATCAGTCACGAGGGTCGATTTACCCGTGTTACGTTTTCCTATGAATACACATACCTTATCATCGGCCATCTTGGCTGGGTTGAATTTCCTCAAACGTAAATCCATCTATAATATCGCACTCTTTTATTTGATAAAATTTTACTCACATGTATTAAGAATGGCTGGACGTTTACGCCTCGCTGTCACCGGTGTCCAGGATCAATGGCTTACTGGGGAACCGAAAATTTCGTACTTTTCGTCCATCTATAAACGACATACCCGATTTTCTACAGAAGCGGTAAACATTCCCATCACTGGAAATGTATCATTGGGTGGGAACGCTATAGCCCGCATTCCAAATAACGTCGGTGATCTACTCCGAAGCGTGATCCTTAAACTTACCCTGGGAGAGTTACCAAACGTAACCGCACCCGGAAACCTGTATAATGCTTCACCTTCCACAAGTGTCATACAATACGTCGATTTGGTGATAGGTGGTCAAACCATTCAGCGACTGACCGGTGATTACATAGACTTATATAATCAACTCCATAGCAACAAGGATGACGCGGACACGACTCTTTACTACATGAATGGTCACAATAATCAGATACAAATCGTCAACACGCCAAGAACGTTTTATCTAAACTTACCGTTTTACTTTTTTAGAAATCCCAGCCTGGCCATACCTATATGCGCTATTACTCGACAATTAATAGAAATACACGTAAAGTTCAGAGATGCAGATGACGACGTGACGTTTAGATATGAAGAAGTAAATGGAAATATGGTACGCACCAAGACAGATATAGGGTCTATCATTGAGGCGTCTATCATCGCGGACTTTTACTTCATTACTCGAGATGAGATTAACTTTTTACTCACGCGACCCATGGAGTATCTCATAACACAACAACAGTTGTCGACCATGCAATTTAAACCTAACGAATCTAAGAAGTCGGCGTTGTTAAAATTTACAAACCCCGTGAAAGAGTTATTCTTCCTAGCGAAAGAAGAAACTGGAACAACACACATTGTCCCGTCCTCTTACACAATTTCAGGGCCTGTAGCGACCTTTCAGGCACCGGGAGGATCTGTCCTTTCGAATAACGGATTAGTCGCCGTGACATATGACAACGGCTCGACGGGGGAAGTTAACATATATGAAAAAGATTCAAGTGGAAACTGGTCTTCCAACGCGTCGGCAACGTACACTGGGTCTACGGGTGACTATTTCGGAAGGGTTCTTGGTATCTCAGACGACGGCACTAGGGTGGCTATGCAGTCGGCTAGTAAGATTATGGTCGTAGAGAAACAATCGGGCGTTTGGACTCAGATCGGGTCCGACATAACGGGTTCCTTCATTGCCGTCACCGGGAGTTGCATGACCGGTGACGGCACGAAGGTTTTTGGATCTTCGGCACCGCAAAGCGCAATCAATTTTTACCAGGTGGGGTCCGACATCGACGGCGAGGCTGCGGACGACCAGTCCGGGCGGTCGGTATCGATGTCCTCGGACGGCACGCGCGTGGCGATCGGCGCTTCCTTAAACGACGGCAACGGCACCAGCGCCGGCCACGTGCGGGTGTACCAGGAAACCAGTGGGACGTGGACCCAGGTGGGGTCAGACATCGACGGCGAGGCTGTGGGCGACGAGTCCGGTCACTCGGTATCGATGTCCTCGGACGGCACGCGCGTGGCGATCGGCGCTTACTCAAACGACGGCACCACCAGCAACACCGGCCACGTGCGGGTGTACGCCGAGAGCGGCGGGACGTGGACCCAGGTGGGGTCAGACATCGACGGCGAGGCTCCGGGCAACCTCTCCGGGTGGTCGGTTTCGCTGTCCTCGGACGGCACGCGGGTGGCGATCGGCGCTCCCTACAACGACGGCAACGCCGGCTTCGCCGGCTTCGGCGGCCACGTGCGGGTGTACGCCGAGAGCGGTGGGACGTGGACCCAGGTGGGGTCTGATATCGACGGCGAGGCTGCGGACGACCAGTCCGGGCGGTCGGTCTCGTTATCCTCGGACGGCACGCGGGTGGCGATCGGCGCTCCCTATAATGACGGCAACGGCGACCGCGCCGGCCACGTGCGGGTGTACCAGGAAACCAGTGGGACGTGGACCCAGGTGGGCTCAGACATCGACGGCGAGGCTGTGTACGACGAGTCCGGTCACTCGGTATCGATGTCCTCGGACGGCACGCGCGTGGCGATCGGCGCTCTCTATAATGACGGCAACGGCATCAACTCCGGCCACGTACGCGTGTACGCCGAGAGCGGTGGGACGTGGACCCAGGTGGGGTCCGACATCGACGGCGAGGCTGCGGACGACTGGTCCGGGTGGTCGGTTTCGCTGTCCTCGGACGGCACGCGGGTGGCGATCGGTGCTTACGGAAACAACGGTAACGGCAGCAACTCCGGTCACGTGCGGGTGTACGAGGAAAGCAATGGAACGTGGACCAAGGTGGGGTTCGACATCGACGGCGAGGCTGTGAGCGACCTCTCCGGGAACTCGGTATCGATGTCCTCGGACGGCACGCGCGTGGCGATCGGCGCTTACTATAACGACGGCAACGGCACCAACGCCGGCCACGTGCGCGTGTACTCCATCATATTTCAATCCGCTGCACCCGGAGCAACATCATCCTGGGAATACAGTGGTAGTAGTTGGTCGCAGTACCGTCCCGACATTACGAGTAGTCAGAGTGTGACAAGAATCTCGCACTCCACGAATGGCGAAATTCTCGGATTGGAGGATGCGAATAAAGTTATCATTTACGCGACAACGGATGGAGTGTCTACGTATACCAAGCGCCACACTGACACTGAATATAATGAACCATATCATTCACTATCGAGCGATGGCGCGAATTTGGTTTCTTTGGGAACTTTAGGATCTAAGGTGTGGAATGGAACAAACTATGTTTACGACGGCGCGGGGGGGACACAAGTCCCCTGGTATACCACTTCTACTGATAGTACGGTAGAGATCTCAAGGAATGGTAGTCTCGTATTTTGGAATGATGACAATACCACGAATTTCAAACTTTACAGTAAGTCGACAGTGAATGGAAACGTTCAGTGGACACTGGGTGCAAGCCTCGCGCGCACCGCCGCCGTTCCATTGAAAATGTCGGCACTCGGAAGCGATGCTATCATAGTGACCGGGGTGGACTCGCCAGCGAATGCCAATATTTATGACATCATATACAATCCAGAAAGAATTGAAGACCGTCTACTAGATACAACATCACCCGATCAGGAATTTTCTGCTCACGTCACGGGTAAAAGGTCCGATTATCGTTTTGTGAAAAATATTCGGTTCGAATGCAACGGAAAATTGATGTTTGATCATACAGGCAAATACCTCGCATACGAACAGTCCCTGATACACCATACCGGATGTCCGGACGCAGGATATGAATTCTACATGTATTCTTTCGCGATGAAACCGGAACTGTATTATCCGACCGGCCAATTAAACATGAGTCGTGTCATCCATAAGAAACTAGATGTGGAACTCGATGAAGTTTCGACTACACGAAACATAAACTTTTCGATATATGCTTTAAATTATAACGTCCTACACGTCGAGGGAGGATTAGCGGGTTTAAAATTTTAACGGGTTATAGTAGAAATGGCAGGACGGGTACAACTTGCCACTACGGGTACTCAGGATACTTATTTCACAGAGAATCCCGAATACACGCATTTCATAAAACAGTTCAAAAGGCATACGAACTTTTCAACGTATGACTTGACTCATGATCTACGCGGTCAACTAGAATATGGAGGTATCGTTAAATGTACGATACCAGCGAACGCTGGTGATTTGATAAAGGCTATACGGGTACATTTCACACTTCCACCACTGGAAGCGGATGGGGTTAATTTTAGGTATGTCGAATCCATCGGACACGCGATTTTTCAACATGTAGATCTCACTATAGGTGGACAGCTCATACAGAGAATTCCGAGAGATTGGTTACAGATTTACAGTGAACACTATATCACACAAACAAAACAAAACAACCTGGCTAAACTGATCGGTAAATGTCCCGACGAATCTTCTGGACTCCCGGTAAGTCACGCGTCTATCGATCAATACCTGCCACTCGCGGCTACATCGACGAGTTACGTAGTGGATATACCGTTCTATTTTTACAACAATCCAGAACTCGCGATTCCGCTATGTGCCCTAACAAAACAAGAGTGTGAAATAGAAATTCAGCTCAGTGATATTGGCAAATGTATTCACAACTTACCCAACATTCTTCAACAATCTTCACCTGACAATACCAACTTTATCGTGACTGTACAGGCTACTTCAAATGGTAATAAATACTTTATAGACGGTGTAGAAGCACCCCAACTAGAATTACAATATGGGCGTACGTATACGTTTCAAATTGACACGAATGTTAACACCAGTCACCCATTCAAATTTTCGGCGGGGAGTGATGGTATACATAACAATTACATTGAATACACAAATAATCAGACTTTTTCAATTGTGAATACGATATATACTATAACGCTTACCGTAAACAGTGATACACCACACCATTTATACTATTACTGTCATAATCACTCCGGTATGGGTAATATGGTACATATAAATGCAGCACCCATAGATACAACTGGTTTAGGTATCGAGTCTATGACTCTACATACAGAGATGGTTCAACTTAACGAACCGGAACGACAGGCGATTAAAAAGGGTAACCGTGACTATATCATCACACAAATACAACAGGAGACGTTTGAAATCCCCGTATCCAGTTCCGAGGGCACGGATGAATATAGATTTAAGATGGATTTCACAAATCCAGTAAAAGAGTTATATTTTGTCATTGCGAATATTCCCCTACCAGTTGAAAGTTTTATAAGTACGTTTGATTATGATTTTGGTTACCAAATATATCCATTGGGAACAGAGGGTAAATACGTAAACTTTGAACAACTTGTCAGTTTAGAGATGATCTTAGATAATGAAACCATTCTCGACGAAGTAACCGGAAATGTCGTACACCTCAGGGCTGTACAGAGTGGTATTCATCATTCCAGGACACAGTTGTTTAGAAGATTTTACTCGTATAGTTTTGCATTAGAACCCGAAAAATGGTATCCCACAGGTCAGCGCAATTTTAGCGCCATTAAAGAACAGATCATTCAACTGAAACTCAATAGCGAAACAATTTTTAAAAGAGAGCTTAGAGTTTATGCGCTCACTAATAATATACTCCGAATCAATGGAGGCAGCGGAAAAGTTATCTTCCCAAATGGTCGAATCAGCAATTAACATAATGCAACCGGTAATGGAACACGCCGTCGTTTTATCAGGACAATACGCTAAAGCGTGTGGTCGAAACACGATTTTAGCAAAGGATATGGAATATTGTTTAAAGTACTGTGCGATGCATACAGTAGGTCAGCAAATTGGGTCGTATTTTCCTGAGATTTACGAGGATGAGGAATCAGAGGATGAGGAAGAGATCGAGACGGTCGATGAAAGTGAAGAGCCACCTTTCGTCCCATATTCAGGATCGGAAGAACTGTATATGAAAATCAACGAGGCGTATGACGCATGGGAGGGTTGGAAGCCGACCAATCCGTCAGAAGAAATGATAAAAAATGCAATCGATAGTAATGGACACATCGCCTCTCCAGGGATGGACGACTTCTAATTACAAAAGTTTTAAGGTAGTCGACGAGTCCTCTGAATCAGGGTCGGATTCAGACTCGGACTTAGAGTCAGAGTCTGAAGTACCCAGGAAGGGTAATATCAGGGGATACAATAAAGACACTTATAAAAAAATCCTGATCGTTGAAGAGTTACTACCAGAATAAAATCTAAGCATACAATAAAATGTCTTCCGATATCGCTGTTGATACCGTCCTCGCGATCTCCCGTGAGCTTGAGGCCCAGTCCCTCAACTCCGTCGTCGCCGGCTTCTCTTTCGCTGCGGCTCTTTCTTGGATGGATGTCGTTCGCTGGTCCATTCACCAGGTCGTTAAGGTTCAGAAGAACGGTGGCATGAACTATGCCCTCACCGCTCTCTTCACCACTCTCCTTTCCGTGATCGTCTACATGATCATCTCCCGCGTGTCCACTCGCGTCAGGAAGCCCGGTGCTCCCGTCTACGCGATTACTCGCTAAGTCTTCGCGGTTTAGTAAACACCATGAAGAAACAACCGGTAAGTATTATTAAAAATATATAGATAAACGCATTCCATTTATTCAGGTCATCAACCTTGCCTTGAATATTTGGCGGAAGACGATACCCTTCAGTACGTTCTTCAACTGTATCCTTCTTTACCATAGGAACTCTTGACAGTTTATCAGTTGTACCGACGATTGATAATTTTAACACGTGATTCGCGTTTCTAAAATCATATGGAATCAGGCGATTATTACTACTATAAAAGAACTGAATACGTAATTTTGATATATTTTGTGAACCCGAATCGAAATTATGCTCTACGGTGTCATCTATACCAGAATAGTTGATGACGTCACCGCACATCAGGATTCGACCAGTATAGAAAGGTGTATCCGAATATACCGTCTTGTTTAACTCTTCCGCACCACTGCTTATCTTTAAAATAAGTGCATCCGGACCCTGAAGATGAAGACTTCCGGTATCTATAGTGTTATTCACTGATGATATGTTACTCGCAGGAAGTCCCATAATATCGTGTGGAGTTGTTAACCCTTCTACACCAGATGCAAATCCGTTTTCTCCCCCATAAAACTCAAACGTGAATGGAGCATAACCGGTAAAAGACAAATCATTCTTACTCTTATCATACGTGACAGCCGAAATGGGAACAGACGTAGCTTGAAATTGTGTTAACAGTTCACTCGCTAATTCATTTCCACTATAATTCTCATTGGGTAACGTGACTGTAGTACCATTCACGGAGAATGTATTGTTTCTATCGTTTATAAGCAGCTGACTCGCATGAATACGAGCTGATACTAGTGATATCTTAGAGACGTTGTAAATCGGATTCTTCAATTCGACGACGTAATCTCCTGGATTGGGATACGCTATCGGATCGCGTTCTCCACTATCTATGTCTAATGTGTGTACGCTCATTAAAATAAGGGAATATATTTTAATCAGTGTGTTTATGCAAATATGAAAGTGTTTACATGATCTGTTGGGCGATGGGGTTGTTCTGAAGCTGCTGCTTGGCCACACCGAGACTGTAATCAGTGGCATACGGGTTAGCGTTGCCCTTGTAATGGTTGAAGTTGTAATACTTGTTGTTATTGTATTGTTGCGTCCATCCACCGCTCATAGGACCCACGCGACCATCGACACGTGTAGTATCGAAACGCATGGCGGTAGGCATACCACCCTGATTAAGAGGTCCGGCACGAACGTTCATCCGACCAGCGTTGCCGGGTCTGTTTGCCTTACCGCGGCGATCATCGGGACGGAAACCATACGCGAACAATTCATCAGAAGTGTACGGGCGCTGAGGAGACATGGCTTGAGATTCTCTGAGCTGAGAAGCAGGAGCCACGACGTGACCGTGTGCGAACGTACTTATACCCGGAGCAATCTGATTGTTATAGATGTATTGCTCTGTATTACCATCCTTCTTATTGCGTGTAGGATCCGCCACATGTTGAAGAGCCGACACCGTGCGCTTGGCACCGTTAAATCCGAGACCATCATCACGAGAACCAGTCATAGCACGGTTTGTAACACGTTTACCGTTTACATGCTCACCCCTAGGAATGTGACCACCGAAACCTTGAGACTTAGCACCGGCAACCGGTCGACGCTCGGGAAGGTAGGCAGTCTTTTCGGGGCGGTTGTTCGCTAACTCACCCATCTTACCACGACGACCGCCAAATATATCATGGGCGGGACCACTTCTACCGGGTAGGGTAGTAAGTCTATACGCACCCACGTTCTCGGGGTTCACACGCACTATTTGGTGGAAACCACCCGCCGCTGGAACATCGGGTCCGACGGCGATACCGGGTCCGACGTATTGTTTTTCGATGGGAGAGAGGTTATTCATACGCCCACCATCAAACATACGATCTCGCATCTCTAACACTTCGTTGCCACTCGAACGCCCCTGTGGCGCAATGTCCGAAAAACTATTTATCTCAACCTTGGGGTCGGGTAAATTCGATAAACTGACAGGCTTGGGAGACATAACATTAGGCACCTCTTCCTGAATAACTGGAATGGGCGCCTGTTGAATGGTAAGGTTATACTCCTCAGTCTTTTTCTTTTCACTTAAAACTTTTCCTGCATAAGCTAATCCAGCAATAGCTATTAACGAAAGTGGATCAGCCATTCTTAATTTTAGGAGAGATTTTTATTGACCAGGATATCGCTTCATAAACTGTATATTCTGAGTTTCGGCTGTGGTACTGGCGGGTACATATTGCATCGTCTTGAGGGGAAGCTTACACTTCATATCTTGGAGAGGGAACAGGTTCTGTTCGTACGTCTGAGTGACGATCTTATTAAACCTAGAAGTGGATTGAGGGCGAAGGATGTCACTCGTCTCGATAAACTCGGCGGGAGCACCTTTACCCGCCATGAATGGGGCGGTACCATATAACATGGTATTAGGTCTGCTAGAACCGTAGTTAAGGGTACTGGGCTGGGGGTACACGAACACCTCGTCCGTAGCACATGCGGACGGGCGAGCGGGATTTTCGACAATTTTCAGTCCTGGTTGAAGCTGATACGCCATTTACTATTACACGAGAATATTATCTATCTACGCTGCTGGACCGTTACCCCCACCAAACATACCACCTCTCTTATCATCATTCGACGCTAATCCACCAAACGCCTCTAGTTGCACCCCTCGTGCGTTAGGGCTGCACAGAGTTGGATCCGACTTACAGATTGGGGCACCCTTCTCGCCGTATAACCACTCAGCGAAAGCAGTCTGGTCACCCGGAATAGTCGTCACGGGCCCCGACACGAACTGCCTAGAAAAGGCATTCCGCTGAGCATCGGGCATTGGAGAACGAGACTTTTGAGGACCGTAAGGAATGCGTCCTGATAACATATCGTTTACTTCCTCACGGACCGTATCGTACCTACAAGCAGAGGGGCGATCTGGACGGCCGTCGTAATCGCTCATCAATACGTTAGCCATGGGGTTATCAACCGTGGGAAGCTGACACTCCGGAACGTATGCCTCATTCTTCACCTTCTTCCCCTTGATCATTTTAGACTTTTCCATTACATAAAGAACTGAAAGGGCTGTAGCTCCTAATATGAAAACACGGATGTCCCGTCTGATGAGATACAGAACGCACGTCGCGTAAATCACGAATCGCGCTGTAGCATTCACCCGTTCGGCTGTCGTCTGTTGACTGGTGGGCCAAAATTCGGTAACCTTATCGGACCTGACAACTTGTTTCGGATCTACAAACAATGAGACCATTTATAATATGCTTAGTTTATTTTTTCAACATGCCACTGAGAAGCCCCTGCATGGACTGCATAAGCTTAGTCTCGTCAATCTCAAGTTCACCATCCTCGTTAGAGAGCTTATCTACACACTGCTTGGCAACGGCCTCGATCATACTAAGTGTATCGGCTGGGATAGCGGTAATGGTTGTGCCTAGCATGTATAATGTCTGGAGATACTGCCAGATTGCATCCTTAGTACCCGAAGACGCCTTGGGCCAACAACCTTTCAGGTTAATGTCCTTCAGAAATTCGATATTCTCTGCGTGTTCAAGAAAGAAAGATTCATCCTTAGAGTTGATCTTATCCACATGAGGGGTGACGTTCTCCATAAAACCATCAACAATGATCTTGCCGTTGGTGGATCTCATAAGTTCAAAAGCGGCGATGTACTTTTTGAGACCCTTCTCTTCTGGGAAGGTTTTGTGCAGCTCCATGAGAAACTGGCCCATCATGTCGTTAAACGCTGTAACGGAAGTCATATATAACATATGTTGCGATTAATCTTTAAGTTACTCAAAATGGATCGGTAGAAATAGTTTCACGTTTACCTAAACCGTTAGATACGATAAAATAGACTAATATAGCTACTAATGCAGCTGGTTTGGCATAAGCGCTCGTAGAGAGAGTACCCTCATCATTAAGTCGAGCTTTACCATGAATGTATAAAGCGGTAAGACCGGCTGCGATTATGGCTGCAGAGCCTGGATCACGGAAGTATTCGTCCATATTTAATAGCGGAGTTTTTTACTCCTGGCATCTGCGGCGTCTGCAAATAGGTCACCATCTGAACGATGGGGCTGCTGGGGACGGGTGTTCACGGTTCTAAACTCATTTTCAAACGGATTAGGCGCCTGTTCCTGAGGGGGGTGATACTCTTCCATCGGTTCCTGATATTCTCCGCCAGGCTCCTCCATTCCATCTTCAACCCCACCCATGGGGTGTTCCATTTCTTCTCCTTCCATTCCTTCTCCTTCCATTTCACCACCTTCGGGTGCTCCAAAACCACCACCCATTTCACCCGGATCTTCTTCATCGTACTCTTGGATATTATCCTCGACCATATCCGCATCTTGGGGATCGAGTATATCTTCACCGTTAGAAGTCATGTACGTCTGTAAAATCTGCTGAACAGGAATCAACTCCTTCACAGTCATCTCTACACACGCAGTGAATCGCTCATACAGCTTATCGTTGCGCGCATGTTCCGACTGACTATCTGTAAAAATGTATGGATCGCGGTAAAGATCCTTAGCTGCGTTCTTGTAACACGTATGAATGAAAATCTCGTTAGTAGGGAGCTTGACCGACATCTTCTTAGAATCGGAGCTCAATCGAACTGCGGAAAGAATCTTTACGGAGCTGACAAACACCGCGGCGACTAAATCCCTAAACCAAGCACAACGCGCGGCGATATTTTCCGTGTGCTGACGAGCCATAGTCTCGTTCCATTCGGGAACGTCTTTCAATAGGTTTTGGAACATCATTAAAACCTTTCTACCCTTGGATAGTTTTTGGGCCTCTGAATACATGTCTTCAAAAACTTCAATCATAACCGGACATATGAGAATGCACAGCTGTTCCATGTATTCGCGCTTGGCTTCGACTAAAATGTTCAAATTATCCATTTATGATAGACTGGTCTTTTTTTATCAGAATTACTGCGCATCTCGCCTGTACCTGTTTGCGACTTTTTTAAGATTAACTAAAGTAGGAAAATCTTCTATATGATCCATGGGTCCGGATGCCACCTTGTCCTTTTTAACTTTCCATGTGATGGAGAGTCCAAAATTGCCTGCTATGTGCACTATGAAGCCACCGAGTTCAAGTTGGCGTTTGAGATAAGACGTCGCCTTTAGACGATCATACACGGGATATCCCACTAGAAATGCGGGTACTTCGAAGAGTACCCGCTTCTTTTGAGCCTCAACTGATCTTCGTATCTTACGGGAAATCTGTTTATACAACTCCACGTACGTTTCCTTCTTCATACGATTCCTGTTGTTGGTTATTCGCGAGATCTCTTCTACGCTTATCATTAATATTATCTGGACTTATTTTTTAGTAATTCTTCCTCGCTTTTACTGATTTCATCAAACGAAATATATTCGTGTCCTTCGATACTACTCTCAAATGGAGTCCTATTTGCAGGTGGTTTAATGTTCATCGGCTGGGATCGAGCACTTATGACTCTCACGTTAGGTTTGCCCGCTTTACCGATCGAGTTGGCGTTTGTCACGAGAATGTCGACAGACACCATGAAGCCGTAAGGATATCCACCACGCTTCATTACCATAAACATGCACCTATACATACCGTGATTCTTGTGTTTGTGTACAAATTGCTTTAACCCACTCGTCTCTATGATATAATTGTTAATTCCGGTCTTTTCCTTTATATACTTACTCGTTGTGAGTACGAGCGACTCCATTATATCATGGTTGACAACGGCTTTCGTTGGTGCATATTCTGACATGTTTGGTAATGGGTCGTTTAATATGATAACATCACTCTCTTTTGAAGCCACTGAGTACTTCTCTTCCCTGAACATCAGTAATAAAATGACCAGTATGAATAACAAAATGTTTATCATTTAATATAGACCCTTAAAAAAATCGTGTGTAATTGCCCAATTTTTTTTGGCTCGATATTTTAGATGTCACTTTTAGTGTTCAGTCCTAAGTGTAAACATAGTATGGATGTGATTGCTTTCATAAACAGTCATAACCAGCTGAAACAGATTGTGCACTATCATAATGTATCGGAACTGGGAATTCCTCCACAGTACAGGTCAAAAATTACGAGGGTTCCTACGATGTTGACAAAACACGGCAAAATTTTAGTTGGTAAAGAAATTCATAACTGGTTAGAGTCTCTTTTACCAGTACGCGAACTCGAGACGTGTGGGTTCGGGGGTGGTCCGAATGCAACAACCCTCGACGGCGAAGGAACAGATGAAATGTTTACAATAGAAAACTATGGGAGATCGTTACAGCCACCTATGACAGCGGAACTTGAAGCAAAGATTAATCGTAAGGTTGAAGACGTCGCTTATACGGATATAAAGAATTGAGTTGTGGTCAAAACAGTATGAAACTTGTGACTGTCCAAGCTGCAGCCATAAAGTCTACATTCGAGGTCTTAAAGGATATCCTTAATGATGTAAACATCTATTTTAAACCAGATGGTATGTATATCGTTACCCTCGATACAGCCCGAACTTCACTCATAGACATGCATCTCCCAGCCGAAAACTTTGAAGAATATGAATGTGCGGAAGAAATCGACTGTGGTGTCAACATGACAAATATGCACAAGCTTCTTAAGACAATCACCGTGAATGATATTTTGATAATGTCCGTTCAGTCAAAAGAACACATGAACATCGAGATTCATAGTGAACAGAAGAAGACCTCCACAAAGTTTGAACTAAAACTTCTGGACATTAATGAAAATCAAATCGAAGTTCCGGATATGCATATGATGGTGAACACACCTATACCATCTATTGACTTCCAGAGAATCTGCAGAGATATGTCTAACATAGGAGAAGAATTAGAAATCCATAGAGGTGGAAATACTTTACGACTCGTATGCAAGGGAGATTTCGCTAATCAGGAAACGAAGATTCAGTGTGTGGAAGAATGTCCCATGATGTCCGGTACGTACTCGCTTAAATACATGAATATTTTTACAAAGGCTACGAGTATGTGTTCGACTGTACAAATCATGCAAGAAGAACAAAATCGATTTTTGATTTTGCGATACAACGTAGCAAACTTGGGTGATCTGAAATTCTATCTAGCCACTAAGGTAAATGAAGATCAGACATAAAACCTGTAATCGTATCCACAGTTTTTATCATTCCAAGACAGTTTTTCAGCTTAATACGAGGGAGTTCATTTTTCAGTCTGTCTTCACTATAAAATAACATATCCCTAATCGCGACATTTTCACCATAAAAATCTGAGTTTGGACCTGCATATCGTCGAATTTTTTCAAGAACGTCCTTTACTGGCTTGTCATTGCAGTCCAGTAATTGTGCGCTTGTCAACGGAATGTGAAACAACATACTATTCACCCTTTTAGGAGGCCATGTGTATTTGTTGTTATAGGTCAAAAACTTATACATACGATTACCATACCAATAGCTGATTCGGATTAGAATCCTTGTCACCGCTTCCGGGGGTGTGGGAATGGGGTCACCGATAGAAAGACCGGCGCGTTCGAGATCCTTTTCGTCAATCACATACGAATTTGTAGTGGGTTCAATTTCATAACTTTGACGCACCCAAAGGGGGTGCTCTATTGTTTCGACCGAAAAATCTTTCGAGTGATCGACAAAATACTCGATGTACATATCATCGATTGTGTAGTCACGTTTAGCGAAAATAAAGTGCATCACCTTTTTTATCCCGTAGATTACGTTAATTAAAAACTTGTGTAGTACTTTCATTAACGTTAATGGAGGGTAATTTTTTAAGTAGGTACAATAATCGTGTAGAAGAACTCACGAACAAAATAAAAAGTGACCCGATTAATAAACATGAATACGAACAGGAGTTGTCGGATTATATAGCTCGGTGTATACCATACGTACGACAGTATGTCGACGATACGGAAGGGGAAGTGACCACTGACAACATATTTAACTGCAAAGAGACTGCGGGTAAACAAAAGAAAGATATTTATGTCGAATATCTAGTGAACGTCGAAAGAAAAAATATAGATCGACCCATAGAACGAAAGCTTATAGACATGTGTCCACGATGCCCGGATAGTAACGTGTTTCATTTTAGCGATACGAGCGAGATGGTGTGTGATTCGTGTGGTGTAGTACTAGACGTGCTAATAAGCGAGGAACTCACATATAAGGAAGAGCAAGAGACATCGGCCAAAGTCATCAATTATTCATACAAACGAGACAACCACTTTAACGAATGGCTCTCTCAGTTCCAAGCGCAAGAAATGACAACAATTCCACCGGAAGTTATCGATCAGTTAAGGAATGAATTTAAGAAGATTAAGATTAAAACCGTAACTGAGATCACGCACGCAAGAGTTCGCTCGTTACTCAAGAAACTTAAACTGAACAAATTCTATGAACACGTACCGTTTATTACTAATATTTTGAGTGGCATTTCACCACCTAAAATGCCCCAGCAGCTCGAGGAACAATTACGAATGATGTTTCGAGATATTCAGAAGCCGTTTGACGACAACTGTCCATCTGATCGAAAGAACTTTTTGAGTTATTCGTACGTACTTTTTAAATTTTGTGAATTACTGTCCGAAGATTCTTACCTTCAATATTTCCCTCTTCTGAAATCCAAGGAAAAGCTTCACCAACAAGACGTCATTTGGAAAGCGATCTGTCAGGATCTTCAGTGGGAATTTATTCCGACAGTGTAACTTCTTCTATTTGTGGCTGCACACCCTCGCCCGGTGGAAAGTTAATCAGATACGCGGATGTTAGGTTAAGTTGTGTTAGGTACTTTTTAGCTTGTGCGATCATGACATCGTTGAGACTTTTTACAGTCTTAAGCTCCAGAATTGTACTTCTTTGTACAATAATATCAGCACGCGCCATACCCACCACGTGATGTTTATAATAAATGGGTACGTGTCTCTCAGATTCATATGGAATGTTCATTTCCCGGAGACTTACTTCTAGGGCGTTGTGATACACGCGTTCACTGTGCCCAGATCCCAGTGCGGACCAGATGTCAGCGACCATCTTATTTATGTCCTCACGGAACGTGTTCGGATTATGTTGCCTTTGCAGTTGCGATTCCATCGTTCTAAGATGTTGATCAATAAAGTCTTCGTAGTATTCTTGGTTTTGTGTATCAACGTTTATCATTTGATATACTACTTACCACGTCTTTATACACTTAAAGATATCATACTAAAGTAATATAAAATCCAGTTAGCTCAGTTGGTTAGAGCGCGGTGCTTATACAACAACGTATATAAAATGACTTCAATGTCATAGAGGCAACGCCGATGTCACGGGTTCGAGCCCCGTACTGGATATCGCTTTTTTTATACACCAGTACGTGCATAAAAAAAGCGATTCTTAAAAACTTCAATATAAATATACATGTCGACCGATATTTATACGATGAATTTATCAGAAAGTTCTGATGACATGGTTCCTATAGACATGGGAAATCGATCTAATGCATTCGTACCGGAAGTTCAATCCAACACGTACGCGCCAGAAATCAAGGAAGAAAAAAATATACACGATTATAAAGACGACATGGACTCTACTCCTATCAGCGATATTTTAGGTGGTCCCCAAGAAGGTAATTCTTTTGAACCCCCTCTCATGGCGGTTGACCCCCGCGCGGTTCAAGTGGCACAAGCGAACGCCATGATGCCCCATGTTCAGGCTGCCGCCCAAAAGACTGAAGACCATAAGAAGAAGAATCCTTTCGATCTCACCGACGATCAATTACAGACTCTCGTTGTTGTCTTCGCCACGGCTGTTGCTGTAAGCAAACCCATTCAAGAAAAGCTCGCGAATACGGTTCCCAGGTTTTTAAATGCTCAGGGTAATCGTAGTCTCGTAGGCTTAGCGTCTACTGGCGCGGTTGCCGGCGTCGTTTTCTACATCACTCGTAAATATTTTTAAATCGTCTCGTACGGAAGACTGAAATCAATCAACCCTAATCGCGAGATAAGTCCGATCATAAGAATCCATGATAAGCATATCGTAAGAAGTGCAGGCCATGCTTTCTTAGCATCCTTTTTCCCGTAATTCTTAAATATATCCTTAAGATCTCCGAACACTTGTGTCAAACCATACACGATTCCACCCGAGAAGAGGAGGGCTATGAACACGTGACTTGTTTTCCCACTGACTATAATCGTTTTATTGGCTAGCACGTATACCAAGAACGGAAGAATAGTGGTCACAAGGGCGATGTTACCCTCGTACGGCATCCACTCGGCGCGCGTGAGAAACATACCAACCATAACTAATATCCATAAAAGCAGAGATCCCCCTATCGTTTGATTCCACCTGGTGGGATTCATCCCTGGGAAAAAATCGGGTTGTCGTAAGCCTGTGTTAGACATTTATATTAACTTAGATTATTTATCGACAATCTGCTTACCACAAAATGGGGTCAAAGTACCTATGTTGTCGTACACTCCTATACTTATCGCCTCATTGCGAAGTTCTTCGTAATTGTCCCAGAAGTTGTCGCTATGCGAATATTCGTCCACGGTACAGTGTGCGAGTTCGTGTAACAAGACATGGAACACGTGGTTTACCTCACCGTCGATACATAAACCTATCTCCTGACCCTTATTTGTATTGTACCCGACACCTCTCACGAGGGAGCCTTTATATGCGACAATGGGAATCTCGTCGTGTATCACGCGAAACTTTGGTTCATCAGTTTTCTTCAGGTGTTCCCTGAGAGTACGGTATCGCTCCTTCACATCTTCTAATACGGGTTCTTTACGATTTGTATACCATAACAATATATTAATGATGATTAGTGCTGGTATGATCATCTCTACTATACGTAAATATAAATTTACTATACAACTCTGATATTGGGTTTCCTTTTAAACCCTCCCATTTTGTCATCATTAGACCCATATTCTCGAGGCATGTTATGAGCATGTCCTTATGTGCTAGGGGTTCCGCTTTGGGACCGTCTGCGTAATACGGGGTGTCGCATAGGTGTACGAACAATTTTTCACCAAAATCACCGCTACTCGTTCCTTTCATGTGAAAGAAATTACCCATATCATCCTTATATGGAGTCTTAAAAATGATTTTTTCTGAGTCTGGTATGATTCCGATGAATTTACCCCCGGGTTTTACCCGTCGTTTGATTTCTCGAAGAGTTGACATGAACAAATCACGCGTCTCAAAAATATAGTGTAACGCAAAATTATAACACACCACATCGTATTTGCGATTTGGACACGCTCGGATGTCTCCATGGTAAAAGTTAACTCTCATCTTCATATTCTTAGCCCGTCGCTTAGCTTCTTCCAAAGCTTCTGCACTGGGTTCACACATGTTGATATTGACTTTCATCTTGGACCATTTTTGAAGATCTCCACCAAAACCACATCCGACATCGAGTACACTAATTCCCGGTTTACAGACACTCTCGATAAGCGCCCGCTTCTCGCTATTGTGTATTCGACGCAACTCTTCCATACTTTATGATTGCATAAAAACTTTAAATATACACTCGACTTAAGTTTACTGGCTTAAAGTTTTTGTGCATTACATAAACATACAATGTCTCTTGAGCAGGATTACACAACCGTTCCCGGTCAGCTTTTCGCATGCCTCAGCGTTGTCGGACCGGAGTGTCCGCAAAAGAACGATAAGTTTGGAATCAAGATCCGAGGCGCTTTCAGTACCCGTGACGAGGCGGCTTCGCATGCGAAGCGTCTTCAAAAGGAAGATGCCACGTTCGACATTTATGTCGTGGACATGTACAAGTGGCTACTGATCCCTCCGGACCCCGCTAAGATCGAGGATGCGCATTACACGAATGAGAAGCTCGAGGAGCTGATGTCTGGATACAGGGAGAACCAGGCACAGGCTGCTAAGATGTTTAACGAGCGTAAGCGCGATATGATCGAGGCTTCTACCTACCATAAGCCCGGTGATGAGAACTCTCGATTCTACACCAAGCCTGATGAGCCTCCTATCAGCCACCCCGCGGATGTCATCGAGCGTCTCAAGAGTGAGACCCCCGATGCTCCCATGGAAGAACTCGTGAAGAAGGCTGACGAAATTGTCAAGGCCGAGATCGACGAGCGCAGAAAGAAACGCGAGGCTGAGCTTAGCATCGCCGAAGAACCCGAAGAGGGTGAGATTACCGAGGCGAATGATGATGGTGAAGAAGAGGTTACTTCCAAGGCGTAAAATATTTCAAAAACATAAAAACGTAATGTGATCATATTATTAAAAAAAATCTACCTTCTTAATAATACGATGGCAACAGACGAATATAAGCAGCGTGTCGAAAAGGCCCTCGCGGATCAGGCTGAAAATGAAAAGAACGCAGAACCGCGTGAAGTTGGATACGTTGGTTTTGGTCATCCTAAAAATTTTAGGCTAACACGTATAAGTGTATTAGACGATGAAATGTATAAAGCTTCTCAAGTAGTTACTGATGGGGTAGTTAGACCAGCAATTACTAGAAGATCCGAAAAACTTTTGGAGGATGAAAGCACACCGGTAAAGGATTTTTTACCTGCTTCACCCGGGGCGAAGGATAACTGGTTGCATAGTCTTCCCCATGAAGAAGCCTAGAATAAAGGCTACGAATATAACTATATAGGCAACTTTATCCAGAGAATTTAGAAAATCTGGAACTTTGGGCGCATCCGATGCATGTTGGGGTGGATACATAAAGGGTGGAGGAGGTTGCATGTAATATTGTTGATCTTGTTGATTTTGAACGGGTTCATCCACTGGCTTATCATCGATAAGCTGCGGGCTGTACTCTATAGGATTTCCTAATTCCGTTTCCATATGGTAATTATTATGTCTATTTTTTTAAGCCTCATATTCCTCGTCGGATTCCTCATCATCATCGACAACGAATCCTTTTAGATTTCCATTCTCATCGGCTTCGCTGTCTGAATATTCATCTTCTGTATCGGTTTCGGTTTCACAAAGATCGTCATCTTCTGAATTGTAATCCGTGTCATATTCATCTTCGGAATAATCATCGTCGCAGACGTCCTCCGTGGGCTCTAAACGATCGGGCTGCTTCGAAATTCGTCCCGAGCGCGTTGAAACGGTTTTAGCTTCTGTCATATACATTCGACACGTCAAATCTTTTTAAATGCCTTTATTACACTAAAGCGGATAGTATATTATCCGTAACGATATATTCTCTATTCTTACACGAACAGGTCTGTACGATTCTGTTTTTTATGATTTTGAATTGCGTAGACGTAGAATTACACTTAGAGCATTTTAAATCTGTGTAGACTATACGCTGAAACTTAGATTTTTTAGTTACACTTTTGACAGTCAAGGGTGTGCTCGTCATGTTTTTATTTATGAATGTCTGTAACATACTCACACCCTTAACCATGTCTTCTTTCTTCACTTCTGGACAGGGCTGACATGTCATCTGTGGTGTATCGTAGAGAGATGCTTTATACCCATCTTTGTACAGTTCTTTAAAAATTGTATCGGGTAGTCGATGCTTTCGACCATAAAAATCCCTACAAAATCCAAATCGTCTACCGCGCATGGTTTCACATGTACAAAAACACCTCTGTGCGATAGTATGACCTTCGATTCTAAACCACACATGATTAGATGCATGTGAGCGTTGAAGATTTTCACAGTATTTCGAGTTGGTAGATATGAGGTAGTTATTCTTATCTTGATATACTTTAGTTATTTGTGCCGCTTCTTGACCTTCTAAATTTTTTTGTACGAACGCTTCTATATCTTGGACAACCTTCTCATCTGAAAAGACGTTCTTCGTCTCACGTAGCGTAAAGCCCCCCTCTGTACGCGTCGAACCCTGTACGATAACGGGCGTCGTTACTTCCGTTCGAAGTGTGGCCATTTGCATAATCTCGACACTCGGTTTTTGATCGTGAATATGTGAAAGGGAAGATGTGTCGTACGAATACATGAGTACGGGTCGATACTCCCCTTCAATTATTTTACCTTTTTCACACAACGCACACCCACGTCCTTCACATGCATCGTGTTTAGCTTTTTTATGTGACCAAGGCATACGAAATCCACTCCCTTTTACGTTACGTCTTCCACCACCATACACAGCTGTATCTACGATATCTTCCCATGGTTTTCCGGGAAACAATATGGATAATGACGATACGATATGCGAATGCAGGGCCATAGCCGATCCATGATCAACGACGAAATTAGGCCAGTTCATATGAATACCATGCTTGATTTTATCACGAGAGGGTTTGGGTTCAGCTACCGAAATGAGTACATCTTTGCCCCCGTAATGAGTCACACGATCGCAGATTGTACGCACGTACTCCTCAAGTCTTTCAAAAGATAACTGTTCAGTATCCTTGTAGTCCAAATCCACGAAAAAATTAAACGTATCCGTTTTCTGTTCGACGACGTAGAGTTTTTCTCCATCGATGATACACTTCACGTACATCTCATAAAAATCATTCAATCTATCAAAAGGAACAGATAGACGACCACCGTCCATGAGCACATGTGATAGATTGGAGCCTTGTTTAAAGGTGAAACCTTGTTTTTGACACCAAGATCTAAACATACTTATTTGATTATATACTTACCTTTTTAATACTCTTCTTCTTCGCGCCACACAGAACTCTTCCAAGAGACGTCTCTCAACTCTTCTTCTTCCATGCTTAATTCCTTCTTTAACATCATAAGTTCATAAACTGTCTTATCCTTCACTTCTTCGATGTACTTATCAGCCCGGCTTTCGCTATACGCCTTTCTATCTATGAGTACTTCCTTGATTTGCTGAAGGATATAATTCTTCGACTTCATTATTTTATAGAGAAGGTTTTTCTATTAAGAGAAGTCACGCATGCGTAAAACTCTGGATTTTCTAGCACGTTGGTCACGATTCGTTCCCAACGTCTGCGCTGATTAAATTCTTCTAGAGTGTCAAAACTCATAAAATCGTTTTCATCATATGTACGTTTCATGTGTATCTTTTTCGTATGCATTTTATATTTCTCTTCATTAAATCGACGAATAAGTTCTAGTTGTTCTGTTTTAGAATAGTCAACGAAGAAGACGAACACGGTATATTCTAACTCTATGTTGGGCTCCTCTTTAACATTAAACGAATAACTCGTATATTCACCATATTTTAGCGAAACAACCCCCCTTGTCTCTTCTTCTAATTCTCTCAACGCACATCGTAAAGGGCAAAATATTTCCCGTCGCCTGCACCCACCCGTGACAAAAATCCACTCTTTGAATCTTTTATCTCTCACCGTTAAAAACCGGGGGGTTTCACCAGCAAACGTAACGGGGATAGCAATAGCTTTATGTTTTTTCATTGCACATTAGCCTCTATAATCCCCTGATAAGATTATTGAGGCTGAATCTTCTCACTTGAACGTGTAGTACGTTTCTCGGGTACATCAACTGGTTCATCCTCAAGGACCTCGATCTTCTTGGGGGTGGGCTGATCCATCGGGGGAGCCATCATTTGAGCAGCTGCAGCTGCATTCATGTACGCCTGAGACTCCTCAACTTCACGCTCGATAAAACTCTTAACCTGACCAATCTCTTCTTGAGACTTCTTGAGTTCCCTGTATAAATAAGCAGTCGCTACAACGCAAATAACGACGGCGGTAATGATCGCCGTGTCACGATCTAAGCCGAACATGTGTGAATTAAGAATGTCTTTTGTTTTTAAGTAGCTATAATGGCACCCATTTTAGATTGTTGGCCTTCTGGGCACGGGTATCCATGTTGTGCAAATTGAATCTCCTGATAATGTGCATCCTTGCACGGAGCATTTTCGACGGGAATATATTTATTAAGTGTTCCGGATTTAGGATCGTAGGTGATCATAAAAACGAATATTACTAGAAGAAGGAACACCCACATTTAATAGTACGTGGGAATTTAGTTGCTGTACATTAAACCGCCCATACCCTGTTCAATGCGCAGAATGTTGTAACCGACTGCGTAAATGTCAGACTGGAAAGTACCCGCATCCGTCACGAGACGAGCGGAGTCAACCCGGGAAAAGTTAAGCTCGCCAGTAGGCTGAAGTTTGCAGGTGTCCAGGCAGAAGGGGTAAAGGAAATGATTGTCGAGATTTCCATCGAAATCGGCAAACGGTGTGTGGTAATAGATGGAACCGGAGGTGTAATGCGGGTTCGCGAGCTTGGCATCCCCGACATCCGTACCGTTGATCTGAAGCTTCGTCTTAGCCCCGGCAGTACCGACGAAATCCGTAACCGAAGTGCGGTACGAGCAGAGGAACTTGATGGGATGGTTGAAAGAAAGCTCTTGGACGGCGGAATCGGACTTAATGGCCTTCTGCGTCTGAGTGATGAGCATGTTCTGGGGAGTCGAGGCAAGAGCCGTGCGCTCATCGGTATCGAGGTAGATGAATTGAGCATGGACCTCGTACGCGTCGCTGGCGAGCGTGGTACCCCACGTGATTCGAATTTCGACGTCATGGTACTGTAATGCAACTAAAGGGAGAGCAGACTGCGCATTCTCACAGAACGAGAATCGTAAAGGGTATATCTTGGTAGTGCCAGCACCGTTCTGCAGGGCCTTATGGGACTTAGAGTACGTCTGACCGAGAAAAAGGGGGGCGAGACGCTGAGAAAAGCTGGAATCGTGGGTATCAATAACCTGACCCCCCACTAACAACTCGACCTTGGCAATTTCAGCCTCCCAACCCGTAGGGGTGCGAAGACCGGGGGTGTTGCGGTTGGTGATGTACACATAGCCGAGAAGGTCACCTTTGCGCTCGAAACGCACGGTCGACATACCATTCGCGACGGGGTTACCTTGGATAACCTGTTTCTCGACAGTCTGAGCAAAATTCGTATGGCGTTTATAGGTAGAACGGAAAAATGAAACCTCGGGACGGCCAATAATGTGCGCATCCTGGGCTCCAATAGCAACGAGCTGGGCAATTCCACCGGACATGTTTTATATTATACTACGGTTTTATTTTTTTAAGTATCAGAATAAGGGGACGTGAGGATGAAGAGACTCTGTGAGTAGAAGTGAGACAATACCGATCATGGCGAGACGACCGTTCACGAGTTCGGTCTCAGGCTTCCAAAAACCCTGGACATATCCCTCATCCTTGGGATTCGCTGCTGTACCGAGGAAGGCGAGGGCGGCGACCGCGACAGAAAGTCCAACATTATCGTGGAATTGCGTGCTGATGGAATTACCAGTCATAACCTCATCAATCACGGCGGCGGTAAATCCGATCATAGCCGCACGACCGTTGACGCGTTCGGCGACGGAAAGGAAATCATTGGAGCGCTCGACCTTCTTGAGAGGGGGAACTCGCGAAGAAGCCGTTTTGGACTTAGACTTGATCTTAGAAGGTGTGTTAACAGCGACGATAGGCTTGAGCGCGGCAATGCAGGACATTGTACTTTTTATACGAACGCAATCTTTAAGCGATTCGCTTTTCGAGATCTCCTACGCGAGAGAGAAGGGATGCCACTAATAATTCCATCGTGGCAACTTTTTTCTTTTCTGATTGGAGCTCTTTTTTCAGTTTATCTATTTGGATAAGAGATGGTTCTGAGACGACATTCCAATCTTTCTTAACGCTTTCTGGAACAATCATTACTATAACTACACAATTTAACCGCAGTGATACGTACAGCCGACAAAGGCGGCCACGTAGACTTTCTCATCGGCTAAAGCTCTGGTGGTATACTCTTCCTCGGATATTTGAGTTCCGTCTGGGAGGAGGTATCGAATCTGGTATGCCTTTTCGGTTTCATCTGTATCTTCCCATTGAAATTCACCATTTTCGTCTAAGTCGTTATCTAGTTCATGATATGTTTCTTCTACATATAACTCTAAATCTTGTTTTGGTTTAACTCTCTCTTTAGTTATTTTTATTATGTGTTTAGTATATCTGATCTGTTCAGAATATTTTTCCTTTTCTTCTTCTAATAAATCGTTATAATCATCTTCGGTTATTTCTACTCCGTGTTCTGTAGTATAATATTTACTTTCAATTATTTCTCTATTTTCTTCTGGTTGTTTGTTATACTGCTCATCTGATATAGCTGCAATTGATTCTTTTTTTACCCAATAAGTAACATCTTGAAAAGATTTCTTTATTTTTTTTACTTTTTGTGTTGTCGGATTAAAATCACAATCCATTGTTATTTTGGCAACTGTATAGTTTTTTAATGAGTCTGAGATTTGTTTTTGGCCATACCCTAATATGTCAGAGGTCGTGATATAGTCACCCGATTCGAGAGAACCGTTAATATTCGTGACCCAAACAGCACCTTCACCAACGGAGTTAATGTATACACGGGTATCACCCGTTTCTTTTTTGAATAACGAAACAAATTTGCCGTGTTTTTCCATTCTTTCATCGGGATCTTCTGTAGATGATATAACACCGAAACACGATTTGTCGTTAACCTTATTTGAAAGACTTACTATGGGTAATGATTCGTTTATCGTTATGGCTTTATTACCTGTTTCAACGCCATAAGACATTTTAACATATCTATTTTGGTCAGCACAAACAATATAGCCTTCGTAATCTATTGCTTTTTGATGAGGTATGTCTTTTATAAAAGTTCTGTGCTGCCCCGTAAAGTTTATTGCCCCTCCCCAGCTTACATCATCTTCTATATATCCATTTAATCCTGCGTCACCAAAAAAAGCGATATTATCGACGTATAGTCTCATTTCTAAATTATTATTGCCACCAGATACACGAAAAGCGTTAGCATGAAATCCACCCGCGGTATATACCCATCTATTGTTATATGATCTCATATATGATGTATCCTGGGCAAACCAACCATTACCATATGATTCCCAATGAATACCATTAGTTCCATTAATACGGAACCAATCACCCTGGCAGTGTATACCATTACTCGAATAAATTCTATTCAAGCAATAAATATCACCGCTATTTTTGATATGCCCGTGATCTCCGTTTAATCCTATCCTAGCAACACCATTTGCGGCAACATATAAACCCCAGCCACCCGTAAGATACCCAGTAAAATTACCGTGACTATAGCCTATACCGTACATATTTACAAGCGATGTGTCATTTGGCTTATAATTTGACCCGATTGTGTATATGGGGTTGGTATTATATGAGTTGGCTCCAACATTATTATACGAGCCAACAAAATAGCCGCTACTATGAGATGTACGCCCAAATTGCGACGCGTAGCAAGTACCATGAAACTTACCGTTACCCACACCGAGAGCGTTCGGGCTCTCCCACGAACCTACAACGAGACCGCCACCATCATTAATGG